TTATACAAATAGTTCTAACTGCCTTGATTTTTCTACATATACCGGCAGTGCCTCTGGCTTATTCTCATAAAAGCAATATGCCGTAAGTGCAGAACATAAGTTCATGATAAAGTTATGTACCGAGCGGTGTCGTGAGTGTACGAGGTTAGCTTTGTTCTTTAGCAGTTCATTAATGCACTCGATGATGTATCTTTTTCTCATCATAATCTTGTCCCATACAGGCATAAGCTTATTCTTCATTCTTGCTTTAAGTCCATGAACGAGTTGGATACCTTGACTGAACAGACTCTCGAAGAGTTCCTGTTTGATGTATCCTCTGTCAGCAAATACCTTTCCATAGAGAACCTTTGCAAATACCGACCACACTCTCCTATCCCTGTCATCTACGTTTGCCCCTGTAAGACAGAACGTTATGACTTCACCGGAATCATTGCAGAGCAGATGCAGCTTGAATCCATGACACCAGCCCATGGTACCCTTTCCGTTCTTGGCAAGACCAGCAAACACCTTATTGAAATGCCGTCTTACATTGTGACATACAGGAATCATCGTGCTGTCAACGAACGTTATGCCCGTACACCTGCCGAAGGCATGGAGCTTCATGAACAACATCATCTTGAGGAACACACGGGGCATGAGTTCCACAAAACGGTTATAGGAGACGGCAGCAGGGAATTCATGCCTGAGCCAGCCACGGATACAGTTCTGATAATACTCCTTGAAATTACGATATGTACCGAAGTGATAGCACACAAGGATTGTCATGATTTCACTCTCAGAAAACCTTCCCTTACGATTCCTGCAACGTTTTCCATTGCTGTTATAGGACGGTAAACATAGGTTTTTACTCAGTACAACATTCAAATTCTTGTCAAACTCATCAATAATACAGAATATTTCCGTAACTTTGTCTTTGGTAATCATCGCTTGGTTGTTTTGTAAGTTATTGATTTACAACTATAAAGTTACAAAAAACTAACGAGATTACCAACTTTTAAAAGGACATTCTTAACCCGAACTCGCGTATATAATAACCCCCAATACCGTTGTAAACATTTTTCACAAACATATTTCTTTCTTAACTACCTAATTATCAACACTTTGCAAAACCTATTGTTTTGCGTTCCAAAAGCGGCTCTTTTGCACGGTAAAAGCGTAGGTTTTGCAACGCAAAACAGCTGCTTTCGCAATGTCAAAACGCAGTTATAACTTTTTAAGAGAATTATCTTTACAAAACCAAAGAAAAGAATACACTAAACTTGGATAAAATAATAAGGAAAGAGAAACCCCTATTAAAAGAAAAAAGTGCAAGGATTTCGAAACGAATCTTTGCACTTTTCTTTGTCGGGATGACTGGATTATGGCGACGAAAAAACAACAGCGTAACTATCTGATAATCAATAGGGATATTTTATGAAATATAGTTCTTTTCACCGATTTTTTACCGATTATACACCTTATGGAAGTATCTGATAACCAAACATTTGAGTGATATATTTGCATTTTTGCATGATTAAAAACTCCGTATTTTCACTCATATTATCCTTTTGGATACAGTTTTATTATCCGACATTTGCCACTTTTTTAGAAGGCTCTTCAGACAACTCTTGTACGAGTTTTGCAGTTAGCCTATCAATTGTTTTTTGCTGACTATCTATAGTCTTTTGTTGTGTGGAAATTACAGAGTAGAGTTTTTTCTTATCTGTATCAATCTCACTTTTTTCTCCCATAACAAGCCAATTAGCATCAACCCATTCGAAACTCTCTATTATTTTTACAATGAGTTCATAACCTGGTTTATTCCTGTCTTTTGTGATGCTTCTAATAGTTTGGTCGCCAATATCTATTTTTCTTGCAAAGGAGCTGATAGTATGTCCCTCTTTTTCAATGATATAGCGAACTCGGTCGTTAATAGTTTCTTTTTCCATGAGCCTATTTTAAAATTTAAATTCATTTAAATGAGTGAAATAATCACTCAAATGTTTGCGTATTCCAAAAATATGTTGCATCTTTGCGCTACGTAATAATTTATGCGCTACGAAAATAGCAAAAATATTTGAAGTAGCAATGAAACTTAAAAAATAAAAAGTATGGAATTTAAAGATTATGTAAATTCTTTGCCAAATGAACGAGAACAAACCATCATGGATTTGGCAAAGATTTGTCGAGTATCGAATTCGACTGTGTACAGATGGTTGCGAGGCGACTTTATGCCAGACCCATTAAAGCGAAAGGTTATTGCAGATTATCTGCACAAGCCCGAAACAGAACTCTTCCCCAATGTGTGATGAGTGCAGGAACTGTCAGTTCCACCGTAATTGTATTAATGGGCTGTATTGCTTGAAACTTAATGAATATGTGCAATACAGCAAAATAAAAAAATGTCAATTGAAACAACTATGAAAGTAAAAGATTTTGAAGATGCAATAGATGCCCTTGGTAGTGATATTGTTATTGACGAGATGAAGTTAAGGCATTCTTATGTCAGACAGGTAAATGCGCATAAAGGCGACCTGCAGATTGTGTGGGACGAATATGGACGAGCTCATTCTTACAATAAAGAATATGAGAATGATATATTCTTAACACAAAAAGAGGATGGAAAGTTTCACAGAGTTATTGGTATACCTCTCAATCGAGAACCTAAATTTGACCTTAAATTCAATCAATAAATGTACATCGATAAAGACAGCTGGGGAAAATACTCCATCAACGACTTGAGCGAAAGAGAATTGTTTTTACTCCGAGAAGCTCTGAGGGTATATGCACAATTAAATCTCGGGCGTATACACCCTATGGACAACGTTGCGATATTAAGTTTTGACCACCAATTCAATTCTATTACGCGAAATGGGAAAGAAAAGCAACAGAAGATGGAGCTTCCAGGACGATGAATATGTTAGGGAAAATCTCGGAAAACTTTCGTTTGAAGATATGGGGAGACATTTGGGGCGCAGTCATATGTCTGTCAGACTTTATGTGTTGCGACGTAAATTAACAACAGGTCAGCTGGTAAGGCGAAATTTACTGTTAGCACTGTTGCAGGTGAAGTTTCGCCATCCTGAAGACTTTAGTCCAACGAGAATGTTCTACAAGGAAACAGGTATCGGTCAACGTCGGTACTGGGATTTATACTTCGGTCGGAAAGCTATTACTGGTAAAGAATATGCAGCCGTAGCAGAATATTTAGGGGTAACCGTTACGGAAGCCGTAGAAAGTCGGCAGTTGGAACTATTTGAAAAGGAAGATTTAGAATGATAGATAAAAATTTCATAGACAAAGTAAAGTCAACTCTAAATATTGTAGATGTTGTAGAATCGTTTACTCACTTGCATAAAGCAGGTGTGAACTATAAAGGCGTATGCCCTTTTCATGACGACCATACGCCCTCTATGATGGTCAGCCCGGCAAGGCAGACTTACCATTGTTTCGTTTGTGGGGCAAGCGGAGATGTCATAGCCTTTATTCAGCACCACTTGAATATGGACTTCATGTCGGCTCTTCGCTGGTGTGCTACTCAAGCCGGCTTAGAGTTCCCCGAAAAGGAAATGAATCCGGAAGAAGAAGCACGCTATAAGCAGAAGGCAGCACAACGAATAGCGATAGAAGCTGCAGCAAAATTCTTTCAGAAGAATTTGCAACAGGCAGAGAGTTTCCTTGCTACACGTGGATACCATCTTTCCGATAAGGCTTTAACCGATTATGGTGTCGGCTATGCGCCTATGGGGAATATGGCAATGTCAGAGCTCACCAAAGCCGGCTATTCTCTGCAGATGTTGCAAGATGTTGATATAGTGGGCAACAATGAGGGACGTACTTATGACAGGTTTCGCGACAGGTTGATGTTTCCATTCTATGACATGCAGGGGCACATCATCGGGTTCTCAGGAAGAATCATCACGCCTAAAGATGGCGTCGGGAAATACGTAAACACCAGCGAAACGCCTTTATTTACAAAAGGCAAGCATATCTTCGGACTATATCAAGCCCGACAGTCCATCGGGAAACAGGGCTTTGTTTACCTTGTGGAGGGACAGTTCGATGTGATGTCGCTTCATAAGGTGGGTGTAGAAAACGTCATCGGTGGCAGTGGTACTGCATTCACCGAAGAGCAGGAAAAACTGCTACTCCGTTTCACAGATTACATCGTCATGGTCTATGATGCAGATGCAGCAGGAGTGAAAGCATCGCTGAAGAACTGCGAGTTGCTATTGAAAGCCGGCGCAAAGGTGAAGTGTATCCGTCTTCCGAAAGGAACAGACCCCGACGAATTTGCGAAAGAGAATGGCACCGGGACAAAAGAAAAGCTGAAAGGGCTGACGGAATCGTTTCCAACAGCCTTTAAGAAGATGATAATACCGCATGGCTGCAAGGACGAAACTATCATCAGTGACGGGTTAAATACAATATGTTCACTCATTGCTTGTGTTCAGGACGCAGCTCTTCGCCTTGAGTACATGAAATCTGTGGCCAAGGAGTTCAAAACCAAAATAAGTATCATCGAGGATACTATCAGGAGTCTCCGTCTGAAGATAAAAGAAACCTTGCCAAAATCAAACATGCAGGCTGGTATCTTCGGTATTGATTCACTGAAAGAAAACATCAAGAAAGACAGTCCTGCTATCCTGACATCAGTGATGCAGGATTTCCTCGACCAATATGGCGAAGAACCTATCGTGTATGTGGCAGGTCGTCCGTCGAGCAATGATATTCAAGAGCTCCGCCGTGTGTACTGTTACTTTATATCTTCTGAGACAGGCTGCAGCATTAATGCAAATGGAGAAGAGAATGATTACCTGCATACGTTGTCAGAGATGTACCGTTCAGGAATCAATATTCAAATTACTCATAACGACTCGACAGGTTCTTTTGTAGATTATTATATTGCACTGCATGCACCTTTCTTAAAAGATTATTTTGGTGATAAAGCACCACTTATAAAAAGATGTGTCGAGCTTACTTCTTATGTCGAGGAGAGCATTGTTACTATAAAGCGCAAAGACTACTGTTCTGCCCTGCAGCTCAGCAAGGGAGATTTCGATGAAATCCGAAAGCCTTTCGTCCAGAAGCGTAAATCTACGCTGAAAGTAAACCAACTGAACGACAATCTCGCTGACGAGGAATTTGACGTAAACGAACCTCCCGACTATGTTAAGGATAATGAGGAGTACCGCAAAATGTGGAGAGAATGCAACTATTATCCTCGACTTAATAAAAAGAGTGAACCTGTATGCTACATGTTCCGAAACAAGAACGGAAACGGCATGACACAAGTTGCCGACTTCTTCATGACACCATTGCTGCATATCTTCTCTGATGATTTCGAGCAGAACAAACGTGTTCTGCGTATCAACCGCCGCTACTACGACACTCCCATTTACATAGAGATACCCTCAAAGGCAATGCTGAAAATGTCATCAATAGAGGAGGTGCTTATCAACTACGAAGCCGTAAACTTCAACGGTGAAGAATGGCAATGGAAAGCCATCAAGACATATATGAGTCGCCATTTCGTTATGTGCTCGGAGGTTAAGACCTACGGAAATCAACAAAGCGAGGGTATGAGCAGGAAAACAGATGAACAATTTTTCTCCTTTGCGAATGGCATCTTTCACAACGTAGACGAACAGTGGAGATTTGACCCGGTCAATGAACTGGGTGTCGTTACCCATAACAAGAAGAACTACTACCTGCCTGCTTTCTCAACAATTTACGCAGGCAGCGGAAAACAATCAGATAAATACGAACTCATAAGCCAGCTGGTTTACAAGGAAGTACCTGCAGACAAAAGAGTCTCATTTGAGAAATGGGCTTCCTTGATGAACCAAGTTTACAAAATCAACGATAACGGAAAGTGGGCTATCATCTTTGCCATTATGTGTGCTTTCCGAAGCAATATACACTGCATCGACCGTTTGTTCACGGCTCCGTTCTTCATGGGTCCGATGTCATCGGGTAAAACACAGATAGCTATTTCTATTCGCTCTTTGTTTATTTCTCCCAATATTCCGATATTCAACTTGAATACGGGTACAGATGCAGCGATGTCCACCATCATGGGAACATTTAAGGACGTGCCGGTTGTGCTCGATGAGTATAACAACAAGGACATCAGCGATACGAAATTTCAAGCATTGAAAGGTATCGTTTACGACGGTGATGGCAAGCAGAAGCGAAGAGGTACATCAGGAAGGGAAATCGAAAACGACAAAGTGTTCGCCCCCGTCATTATATGTGGTCAGGAAACGCCACAGCGCGATGATAATGCTTTGATGAGCCGTGTCATCGTATGCGAAGTTCCGAAGCCTCGGAACAGAACGCCGGAGGAGGTGCATATCTTTGAAGAACTCAAGAACATAGAAGACCCGAACAAAGTAGGCTTATCAAATGTTTTGCTGCAGATATTGGAGTTGCGCCCTATGTTTATGGACCACTTCAGGCATTTAAAGCAGGAGGCATACAATGAGTTGAAGCAAGACGTTATAAACTCCGGCGAAATGGATCGCCTGATGAAGACAGCTTCCTTATTCTTGGGAACTGTGAAGCTCATCGAGCAATATTCCAACCTGCAGCTTCCTTTTTCTTATGCCGATTTTTTCAAGATAGCACAGGAGAAGATAAGATTTCAGTTATCACTTATCCGCAGCACCGATAAGCTGGCCATGTTCTTTACAGCTGTAAACAACATGATAGACACAAAGCAAGTTGTTGAAGGTCGCGAGTTTCTCATCGAGCAGCCGAAAAATGTTACAGGTAAAGACTCTCGTGGCGACAAACATACCTTCACCTTCGAACCGGGTACCAACATTCTGTTCTTACGCTTGAGTGCCATTTTCGCCATCTTCGACCGTGGAGGATACAACACAGAAGGTAGTACGCTGTCTACTCTGGAGCAGAACCTACGAAGTCACCCCTCTTACATTGGCACAGTTCCATCTCGTCGCTTCACTTGGGAAGAGACGATCGAAGTGCCGAGGAACGATGACCAGGAAACAGTTGTGAAGGTACGAAAGCCGAGAAGCACATCTACCAGTGCTATAATCATTGACTACGATAAATTTACGGAATTGTACAATATCGATTTCCGTAGAACATTTACCGAAGAAGCTGCTCCTGCAAAGGAACAGGAAACGCCTCCTGCAGCTCCAAGCACACCTACAGAGCAGGCTTTTCCTTTTCCTCCTATGCAAGATAGTGATGAGCCTTTTTAAAACAGACAGATAATAACAATATATAAAAACAATAAGCAGGGAAATAATATGAAAACATACGTAATCACAATATCAAAACATTTCCTTACAACGCACAAGCGAGCAGGGGAAGAAACGAACTTCAAAGAAAAGTTCCTAAACGGTGAGAAGATACAGACCATACGGGCGAATTACCCACTATGGGAGAAACGCATTAAAGAAGTGCAGGAGGGGCGCGCTGCATTATCTATTCGGCAGTGGACAGGCAAACCTTACCGCAGTAAGCAGGTGGAAATCGCACGGCTGACAACAGAAGACGGAGTAGGTATTCAATTATTGGAATTGACAAATGATCTTTCAGAGTGTATTATCGGAGACCATCGACATAGCTATGTTTCCGTCGCTAAAAATGATGGACTGCACTCTGCTGATTGGCTTGATTGGTTTAGTTGCTACGACCTCTCAAAGCCCATGGCGATAATTCATTTTACGAAATTCAGATACTGATATGAAACGAATATTAGACGCTTGCTATGGAAGTCGAATGTGTGTATTGTAAAGGAAGAGGGAGTGTTCCCATTGAACATAACGAACAACGGGTATACACTTCTTCAACATACATAGAGAGAATAACAGGATATAAAACCTGTCCACATTGTGATGGAGAGGGAAAATTTTTAATTGAATAACATAAAATGACAAGACAAGAACAAATTGAGCAAGCGGCAGACAAATACTGCAAAACTAACATTCCAAATCTTTCGCAAATGCATCTTGCTATTTCAACAGCATTTGAAGCGGGTGCTAAATGGGCAGACGAACATCCTGCGAAGTTTTGGCACAAGGTAGCGAACGGAGATTTGCCGTCAGAACCAAAGGGAGACGAATTCGATATGCCATTCATTGTGGACACAAATGGTAAAGATGTACTTTTCGCTTACTATGCACACAAAGAGGACGAAGAATCTCCAGAGTTCTATGACGATTGCGAGCTACCACTTGATGTTATGTATTGGGCAGAAATACCAAAGCTGCCCGAAAATAATAAATAATTGAAATTAGTATGAGCGGATTATTTGTTTCGCAAGACGAAACTAAACCAACTAAGTTTTGCAGAACGTGTGCACACCGCCAAAGGTGGGAGTGCAATAGCAAAGTTATACAGTATTGTGGCAAGCGGAAGAGTAACAGAACTTTCAACGGACTGTTGAAAATAAAAGTTACGAATAATGCTTGCGAATTGTATGAAGAAGAAAGCAAATATAAAAACAACAATTATGGCACAAATAGCAACAACAATAGAACAGAGTAAGAAATTCAAAGGATTAGGAATTGACGTCGATTCTGCCGATATGAGTTGGCATTTTACGAATATGAGAACAGAATCCTTACAGTGGGAATTGAAGACTGTTCCATTAGTAACCAAAGAAAACTTCTTTGGCAAAATAGAGAAATTGGCAAGTCCTTTTTACAAACATGCGGACGGCAGTCCAATGACTGGTGATGAAGTTTTTGACAAGATTTGGGGAAAGGACTTGCCCGCTTGGTCGCTCGGGGCATTGATAAAGCTAATGCCTGACACTATTATTTTGGATAATGGAGATGTTTGTGGATTATCCGTCCTAAACATAGGAGTTTACTATCGATGTTTTGTGGATAGAAGCATCGTACAGGGGTTCGAGAATGATAATATTTTCGATAATTGTGTCAATATGATAGAGTGGGCAGTTAGGAATGAACATATAAAAAAATAAGAAATGATTGAACACTTAATAGAGTTAATATCAACACTATTATCGTGCTTGCTTTGCTATTATATTGGCAAATACAAGGCACACGCTGATATTTACGAGAAAGTTCTAAATGAGCACGTAAAAAGGCACTTTGAAGAAGAATTTCAAGGTGATATAGATAAAAAGATTAAAGCCTACAAAAAAGATAATATTTAACAACAATGGTACATACTCACGCATCTTTATTTTCAGGTATCGGTGGAGCAGAACTCGCTGCCTCGTGGTTGGGGTGGACTAATGTATTTCATTGCGAGATACAAGAGTTTCAGCGTCAGGTATTAGAGTATTGGTTCCCAAACAGTATTTCTTATGAAGACATTACAAAAACAGATTTTTCGGAATGGAGAGGACGCATCGATGTGCTCACAGGAGGGTTTCCTTGTCAGCCATTCAGTGTTGCAGGAAAGCGAAATGGAGCGGAAGATAACCGCTACCTCTGGGGTGAAATGCTACGAGCTATACGGCAAATTCAGCCCACTTGGGTTGTTGGTGAAAACGTTAATGGAATCCTCTCAATGGTACAGCCCGGCAAAGAGACTAAGATGGGACGTACAGACGATTTGTTCGACGAGAATTTCATATACCGAAAGGAACAGAAATTCACAATTGAAGTCATCTGTGAAGACCTTGGGCGAGCAGGTTATTCCGTCCAACCGTTTGTTATTCCGGCTTGTGCCGTCGGAGCACCCCACAGAAGAGATAGGGTATGGATTGTTGCCCACCGTACAGACACAGGGGCTGAAGATTTGCAACAAGGAGGGAAAAACGGAGTTTCTCAATCTTTTTTTGCTGCCAACACCAACAACAATAGACAAAGGAACAGGAAGGATAAACAAATCTTTGAGCAAAAATGCAATAGAACGACCAACATTGGCAAAGGCTGCAAAGATGCAACTTCTTCCAACACCCACTGCTTCGGAGGGCACAAAGTGGACAACAAAATACAATGCGAACAGTCAAATGGGGAAAGGACTGACGGCAAAGGCATGTTCAGGACTTCTTTTAACACCAATGGCAAAGGATGGAATGCGCTCAGGTATGACGATGGATACTCTGAAGCGACACAACAAGCCGAAAGCCAATTTGGCAGAGCAGATTGCCCACAAAGTTGGTGGCGGGACTTCCCGACTCAATCCCCTGTATGTAACAGAGATGATGGGCTACCCTTTAAAGTGGCTGACCTTACCCTTTCTCTCGCAAAATGGCGAAGCAAAAGCATCGAAGCCTTAGGAAATGCGTGGGTGCCACAAGTGGTATTTGAAATTTTCAAAACTATTGATTTTTATGATGAAAATAATAAAGTATGAATAAAGATAAAAACCTCACACCAGTTAAGCCGATTTTTGGACATATATCAGGAAAGCGTGCCAATACACACTGGATATGTTTTATAAAAGGAGGTGTTTACAATCAAATTGGGTGATAAAAATAAGACTCCTAAATTACTCTTTTAGAGTATATATGCCCCCAATTTAATGATGTAAAGGTACGAAAAAAAAGTGATTTCACCAAATAAAAAAGGATATTATTTTCTCCAAAAACGTTGTTTTTTTTATTAGACGAGAGCCGTGCCAGTCTGCGAAGATAGGTACGGCTCATTTCATATTCTATCCCAACGAAAAAAGCGCAAATTCCCCCGAACCCCCTAAATTTTCAATGAAACAAGGAAAACACAGCTTTTGAAAAATATTTTTCAGAAAAACCCTTCCTACAATCCTACAATCCTACAAATTAATTTTCTTTTTTCAAACGTTATTTACTATAACTATTTATATATCAAATAATTATAGTAATATATTGAAGTAATTATGTATGTAGGAAATGGTGTAGGATTGTAGGACGTTGTAGGAAATAGGTTTTTTCTGTAGGAAACACCTTTTTGACTATACCGTCCTACAAAATTGCACTTTTAAGGCTTTGTAGGACGGTATAGGTTGGTATTTTTGAGTGAAATAAGCAAAAAAATGATTGAAATATTTTCTATAATCAATTGATTTTGAGTAACTTTGCATAAACCGCTACAAAATTTGTAGGATTGTAGGACGGTAGGAACGTAAAATTTCAAAAATACAATGCACAAAGAAAAAAGAGCCTTAAAAAAAATTGCTACTATCAAGATTGAGCCCTATCTTGCGGAGTACATTATCGGAAAATACGGTATGGACGCAAAAAGTGGAGCGGTAAAAATACCACACACTTCTGATCTCTATCACTGTGTTTGGGAGAACATGTCCAAGCAGCGTGCTAATCAACCGGACAATGCCGCCGGCAATCTTCGCATTCTTTTGCCCTGCAGGAAAGGCGGTGAGGGTGTTGTATGGAAAGACCCGGCATATTACAACTACTTGTCTCCTTCTGCTGCAAAGGATATAGAAAAGCAAATTCGCAGAATGTTCAATTTTGAGCTGCATAGCGTTCTGTTGGAGAATGAAGAATTTGGAAGGCAGCGTAATAACAGTGAAGTTATCTTCGACTTCATACGTACTTATCGTTTGTTTTCAATTTCATCCGATGCGTTATTGAAGAACTTCTATCGTTTCCGTAACCTCTTGCACCCGAAGAAGAAGAGAAAATATAATAAAAGAACATTAGTTTAACATCATTTAATACATACCGAACAGGCATTTTTGTCATTTAAAATATCGCCTTATGATAGAATTTTCAAATCTCATACAAGTTACTCCGATTAATTCTGCTGGAGACAGCCAACCGAAAGCATATGAGTTCATAGCAGATTCATTCTCTTACATTCCCCAGCTTTCTGATAACGAAGCCGGAAATTATTGGAACTGCGATAAGACACTCGTTATAGAAGTACCCGATAGAGATGTACGGCGGTTCTTCTCAATTGAGCGGAATGCTATTGTAAAGGTAAAAACTTCGGACCGCCGATATTACGAAATAGGTACACCGAATATTCCTGCACGGGTTCAAATATCCTCAAATCTGAACTCTGCAAACCTCGTTATTAAGTGCAAAATGCTTACAGACCCGATGTTGTAGGTCTTTTGCATATACCTTATTATATAGTAAATTCGCATCAAAAATAGATTTTGATGAACGATTTACAGAACCTTTTAATTTCAGGGTATCCATTGTTTATTACCATTGACGGGTATCGGCAAGCCATGCTTGCTGCCTTTCCGCTCAATGGTAAGATAGACGACAAATCGAATCCGAAAGGAGCTTTCGGGTTCTCACCTGCTGAAGTAGCTGTTTATCTGAAAGACCACACATGGTATCAATTCGAGACTCATACAGCCCTTCAGGAACTGCAGCAGATGCTGACTCAGGAAAGTGATATTCCTTTAGTAACGCTTACAGACGAGTTCGACAATGAAGAACTTCCTGCCGGCAGCATTGCCTACCATCGTGTTTGGGGAACTATAATGGCAAGCAGCTATTGGTATTTCTCTTCCAAACAACTCGAAGCTGACCTTCAGGCAGCGGAAGCCAATCCACAGATTACATGCCATTTCCTGCATATCAATTCTCCGGGTGGCGAAGCATGGTATCTTGACCGACTGAGCGAAACGCTGCGTAACTGCGAGAAACCCATTATTACATATTATGAACAAATGTGTTGCTCTGCAGGATACCACATCGGCTGCCATGGGCAACGTATCTATGCCCGTACTGCAAATGATTGGGTAGGCAGTATTGGTACTATATGCAGCTTTTACGATTTTTCGGGCTATTACGAAAAACTTGGTATCAAGCGTGTGGAAGCGAAAGCAACCGACTCAGATTTGAAGAACAAGACTTTTGATGATTTGTGCAAAGGAAAAAGTGAAAAGTACGTTAATGACGTACTCAATCCTCTAAACGAGCAATTTCTTTCCGAAGTACGTTCCCAGCGCAGTAAGCTCGCAGAACTTCCTGATGATGCACCGGTACTGCGTGGTGAAACTTTCTACACTCCGCAGGCTGTAGAAATCGGTCTTGCCGACGGCAGCAAGACTATGGCGGAAGCCATTTCAGAAGCCGTTACGATGGGACGCGAATACGCAGATACAAATAAATTGAAAACTGCCATATATAATATATAATGTTTAATTTATTTTAGTTTTATGAATTTCAAAGAAAAACTTATCAGTGTTCTTGAACTTCTGAACCTCCAGCAGAAGTTCGAGAGCAAAACTCTCTCCAACGAGGAGTTCAATTCTTTGGTAGCTGAATACTCAAAGAAGTATCAGGTTACACTCAACGATGACCTTGCAGCAGAGCAGGCTGCCAAGAAGACAGCAGCGCAGGCTGAAGAGTTTCAAAAGACGCTCAATGCCATTCAAGAAGTACTTGTTGGTTCTGCCCCTGCAGCTACAGTAGATAATGAAGAAGGCACACAACCTGTTCAGCAAGCAAACGCTTCGGTTGAAAAAATTATCGAGGGTATTAACGGACTTCGTGCCGAGGTTAAGGAATTGGCTGCTCAACCAACTCCTGATGTCCCTGCGCAAACTGTAACTTCTGCTCCTGTCAGCATCAACGGTTTCAGCAACACGCCAACGTATTTGTTTGGTATAGAGCACCCCATGTTCTCTATGACCGACCGATGGAATAAAATTGCAGCAAATCCTCGTGCTGCTGCAGCTTTGCCGGAAGTAGACGAGCAAATGGACGGTGTTGCCTTCCATAAGGCAGCTTGCCAATATGCCAAGTCGCTCAAGAACCGCTACCAATATCTTCAGGAAAACAAGATGCTTGATGCTGCACCCCTTGCTGCAGGCAAGTATGCAACCAACTATGAAGGTGTAGAGAAAGCCGGTGTAGGCGACCAGTTCATCGTATTGCGTCAGGACGCTCTCATCGCTCGTGTACTTCAGGTGCGCGACATGACACAATACTTCCCTGTTGCTTATGGATATCAGGACCGCGCGCTCGTCTTCAATACCTTCTTTGATGAAGTTTCTCAGGCTTATCAGTCAGGAGAAGTATTCAAGGGTGGCATGAAGATAGAAAACCACATGGGCTACGTCGATGATGCCATGATAAAGATGGAATGGGGTCCGATGAAGGAACTCGAACGCAAGTACATCGGCTATCTCAACAAGGAAGGTTCAGACCCAATCAAGTGGACGATGATAGAGTACCAGTTGCTCAATACCCTTACCGCTGCACAGGTTGAGCAGAACAAACGCCGTATGCGTGGTATCTATGTAAAACCAGAGCAAGGTGTGGCAGGTAGCTACAACAACGCTGGTACGGGTGTTATCTATACGCTTTTGCGTTATGTTCACCAGTACGACATCAAGCCACATGCCAATGAGATTTATCGTTCGTACACACAGGCAACATTCCTTTCTGCAGTACAGGAATTCATTGCTGACGTACGTGCTTCCGTTACGGAAGACATGGATATTGATCAGCACTGCATCTACTTGAACAAGAACCATCAGGCTTGGTGGATTAAGAATGTACGTGCTACCTATGGTAAGGATACCGACTTCTCCGGTCCGATGGGTGCCCTCACCATCGTTCCTGATACTACCGTTCGCATTATTTGGTTGCCTTACCTCGGTCAGCTTCCATTCATGATGCTGCATCAGCCCGGCAATATCCAGTTCCTTGAGTTCGTTCCGGGCGAAATGCTCTCAATGAAGATGCAGGAACAGATGGAGCAAGTACGTGCATGGAGCACTTGGAAGGAAGGCTGTTCGGCATCGTTCACAGGTCGCCGTTTCGACACCAAGAAAGCCATGGACGATAACAACTATGAGTGGCAACAGATTTTTATTAATCTGTTCGCAGCAACCATCACCGATAAGGTAGACGGTAACAAGGGTTTCTGGCTAACTACAGGAAGTACCACCACACAGGATACTTACACCGACATCGAAAATGCAAAGGCTGGTGTAGCTTACTGCATTGAGTGTGGCGATAAGACCCATCTTCCAAAGATTGCCAAGAGCGGTAAGTTTGCCAATATCACTGCAGCATTTACTGCTACAGAGGTAGGCGACTATATCATGGTAATTCTTGGCAACGATGGCAACTTCCGTGAATTGGAGCGTTGTGTGGGTGGTAAGCGCACCATCAACAAGAACCTCCAGCCAAACGTTCCGGGTGGTCGTTAAGAGAACCATTTCTTAATAAATATTGTTTCACCGCGGGGAGCTCTCGACGGCTCCCCGCAAAACTTTAAAAAAATGATACTAAAAAATATTGAAAAAATATGCCGTGCGTACAACCCTGACAAGGGCTTCAATTACGCCGACCGTCAAGCTCGCAGAATGTTCATGGTAACATTTGCAGTATTTGGCTTTGTAATGCTTCTTGCAGCATTACTCGACTATTCTTTGCTCGGTGCTACAGGTTCTGTGGTTTCGTTAGCCTCTATGGCTGTTATAGGAAACATCGACGATGTATCGGACCGTGATACACACGGTTCAGCCATTTCCTACATTGTTTACCTTGTGGCACTCGACCAGATAGACCGCACAAAGCCTTTCCCACAGCCCAATGCGCAGCGCGAAGTCTCCCCCATAGCACTGAAGCCCGGAGAGATACCGCACTATTTTGAAGCACACGACATTCCTACGCTGACAGCTACAACGGAAAAGGGCGACATCACGACATCGGGTGAAAACAACCTCGTCATCGTCATGGGTGGAGCGCGAGTGTCTTTATACAACTTCGTAGAAGAATACAGCGGTGGCAAATTTATTCTCTTCTTCAAACATATCAAGGAGAAGGAATGGTATATCCTCGGAGAGTTGGAACGTCCGATTATCCTTGCCAATACGGAGGTAAAAGACGATAAAGACGGTCGTTACGGTACGTTCACCTTTAAGCGCAACTCTGTAGACCTTCCGCTCCTCTATACCGGCAATCCTGCCGTGGTGGCAGCCGGGGAAGTAGCAGCAGGAGCTACTACGATAGCCATCAAGGCGAATGCCAACACCTACAAGATTGCCAATGGAACATCTGCTGCAGCAGCTATTGCCAATGTATCCGGTCTCAGCAAGAGCGATAAGGGACGCTACATCACGCTTGTTGGCGCAGGTACCGACAAACCTGCCACCATTGCCGATGGTTCGACATTCGTTCTTGAGGACGGTGCGACTTGGACGGCAAAGGAAGGAGCTTCTATTACGTTCCGCATACTCGACACGACAACACTCGTGGAAGTGTCTCGTACAGAGGTGTAATATAGTATAGAGAGCAAAGAAGATACACCCCTCTTTGCTCTCTTAACTTCAAAATCTCAAAATTATGTATAGTACAAGAGAGAAATTAATTCACTTCAACCAGCTTGTTAGTCCGCAGGCAGTAGAAGCCGACCTCGCATTGCTGCACGAGAAAAATCCGCAAAGCACTTACTTTGTACGATTCGACCATGCACCCGATAAGAATTCAGAAGATATACTCTTCGCTCTGCTCGACGTAGCTGAACACGACGAAATTGTGAGAAATCGCCGTGAATTCTTTGCTGCAAAAGAAGCTGAAAACGGAACTCCAACCAGTAGCGAGGGTAACGAACCTCCAGCAGATGGCGAAGGTAACGAACCTCCAACCGATGGCGAGGGCAACGAACCTCCAGCAGATGGCGAAGGTAACGAACCTCCAACCGATGGTGAAGGTAACGAACCTCCAGCAGATGGCGAAGGTAACGAACCTCCAGCAGATGGTGAAGGTAACGAACCTCCAACCGATGGCGAGGGCAACGAACCTCCAGCAGATGGCGAAGGTAACGAACCTCCAACCGATGGTGAAGGTAACGAACCTCCTGCAGATGGTGAGGAGAACGAAACTCCTGCAGACGGAGAAAAATCCCCCGTTGTGGATAACTCTGTGGATAACTCTTCCGAAGAAGGAAAAGGCAATCAACCAAAGAAGCCTGCTACTCCAAAAAAAAAGAAGAAGAGTACCAAAAAATAGACTGGCAAAACCTTGATGATGCCGATGTGCAGATGGCAACGGTTCTCTACAACGACCGCATCAACACATGGCGCAAGATGAAGCAGCTTGACGAACTGCTGGAGAAAGAGCGTAATGCGCAGGCAGTAGCTGATATGGCAGAATTGCGCATACGAAATCTTCAGGCATTCGCCGAGCTGCAATCGTTCAATGATACAGGAAAATTTCTCTGCAAGCATCCACTGCTCTTTGGACGCTCTGAGATAGCCGAGCTTATGAAACTGCTCAAAGCCGACCCTGCCGAGTTCCTGCGCCGGCACAAGAACGTGCTCGACAATATCAAACGTTACCGCTCCTACATAAAACGCACCGACCGCAAGAACCGCCGTGCTGATGACCTCAAGAACCTCGAACGGCACCGGGAGCGTGAAAAACTATTCAAGATGGTTCTTGAGCAACAAAATAAATAATAACAATGGAAAATAGTATAAAAGTTTTTAATTTGGGCAACCTTCCTACTGCCCCGCTGGACTCTTTTATCGAACTTCAAGAAGACTTTAAAAAGCCGGACGAAGACAAATTATCGAAGTTACAGATGCTTATCATCACACGTGGCTTCAAGTATTCATTCAAGGTGTGGAAAGACCCTGACGGCAAGTTGTGGATTATCGATGCCCATCAGCGTCGGAAGGCTCTGCTCAGACTTCGGTCCTACGGCTTCCATATTCCCGAAATTCCATACGAGGAGATTCAGGCTTCCAACAAGCGCGAAGCAGTGGAGGAGATAGCTGCCTATAATTCCGAGTTTGCCGAAAAAAATCCGGACACGCTACTTTTCACAAAGTATAATATCAACGGTGAAGACCTTGCCAAATTCAACCTCGGATATGAGGTAAAGCAGACCGATTTTTCTATAAGTGGAGAAAAGCTGTTCTCTTCCGACACCGACATGGCGGACATACAGGAGGATGCTGTTGATATTGCTCCACAAGATGACGAGGGAGAAATCTTTGCACGCCCGGGGGACATTTTCCGGTTGGGACACAACAGATTGATGTGCGGAGACTGCCGTGCAAAGAAAGATGTCGTTTCCTTGATGAATGGTAGAATGGCTGACATGATACTTACCGACCCTCCGTATAATGTTAATTATGAAGGAGGAGGGGAAAGTAAACTCACCATTCAGAATGACTCCATGGAAAATGATTTGTTCCTCCGCTTTTTGCAATCAGTCTTCAACGTAATGTATTCCATTGTGAAGCCCGGAGGCTCTTTCTATGTTTTTCATGCTGACTCTGAAGGCGAGAATTTCCGTCGCGCCATACGAGAAGCAGGGTTCAAAATAGCCCAGTGCTGTATTTGGGTAAAGGATACTTTCGTCATGGGGCGGCAGGATTACCAGTGGAAGCATGAGCCTTGCCTGTATGGTTGGAAAACAGGGGCTGCTCATTTTTGGAACGCTGACAGGAAGCAGACTACTGTATGGAATTTCGACAAACCAAAAGCTAACAGGCTGCACCCTACGATGAAACCTATAGCCCTTATGGCGTATCCGATAACCAACAGCACAAAGAACGGTGATGTCGTTGTGGACTTGTTCTCCGGTTCAGGTTCCACTATCATGGCTTGCCAGCAGACGGACCGTATCGGCTACGGTATGGAGATAGACCCGAAATACGTTGCTGCAACTGTACGCAGATTTATAGCAATGTTTCCACAGCAGCCGGTACTGCTGGAGAGAGACGGCTCTGTTCTTTCTGAAGATGAAACGAAAACGATTATTCTATGTCAGAATTAATAAAAGATGTACTGTCAGATGAGTATATAAATCAAGTCAGAACGTTCGGAGCGTTGAGCTATACGCCCGAACGTATCTGCAGATTGCTCGGTCTGAAAGCAGCCAAGCGCAAAGCCTTGCTGTATCGCATAAACATTCCAGGCGATGTTTATTGCGAAGCCTATCTTCAAGGACGTGCGCTTGGTGAATATAATATTGACGCAGAACTCGCTAAAAAGGCGGAGAAAGGAGAAATCGATGCTATCACTCTGCTTGAAGAGCGCAAGAACGAACGTGAAGAGAAAGACCTGCGTATGAATTTATTTGGTATATGAAAAGTCAAATCGAGAAATTAGATTCCATTCACCCGGACCTTATATCCGCATTCCTGACAGGTGGAGAATGTGAGGGTATTCCGCAAGATGTTAAATTATTTCTGCAGCAATTGCAATGGTCTGCAGAAATTTTCGAATACGAACGTAACATTACAAGGGCAGCTCAAAAACTAAAGCTACGTATCAATGCCGAACAGCGTATCAAGATAGAAGAGCGCACCTGTATGGAGAGGATTTATCAGGCTATTAATTATTTTCAAGTTGATTGCAACGTCCCTATCAAAGTTTGGGAAAGTAACTTTGCCAATAAATATGAAGACCTTGCCAAACTGTGTGCTTCTACAGGCGACTATAAGGGTATGAAAAGCTGCTATGATGCTGCCTTGGAATGCCGTCGCAGAGCTTCTGAAATTGCCGAAGCAGATAGGGATTTGGGAGTTCAATTCTTGATTACGCCCGAACTGACACCGGAGGAACTCGGTTTCTCAAAGAAGAACCTGAAGGAAATCGCAGCCAAGCATAACGAAGGCTTCTATATTACGCTTATCGACTCGCTGCCCATAGAAACAAAAGAAAAGAAACGTCTGTTGCGAGATGCCGATATTCAAGATGCTGAAATAATGGAGGACATTCCGAATGACTGAAAAAGACATAAACGAAAACAGCGTGCTCAGCTTCGAGCACTACTACATGAACCGTGTGCAGTTGCTTGCAAACATCATAGACCCCAATATGCTTTATGCCGAATGGGCGCGCGCCACGGGTAAGACTGAAGGCGTTATCGTTCCACGGCTTATCCGTGTAACAAACGACATGCCGGGCGAACTATCATTCCTTGTTCACAAAACATACGTGGCACTGATGACCAACGTGTGGCCAAACATTCAGGCATCGTTTTCGCGTCCTGTTATCGTAAATGGCAAGCAGCGGGCTATGCTTGAGTATGGCATCGATTATGTGGTGGGCGAGGCAAAGCTGCCTTCACACTTTCGGCAGCCACGTTATCCGATAGCCTATGCAAAGCACTCGGTTATCTTCCGTAATGGAGCACACCTGCAACTGGTGTCTTCCGACCAGCCGGAGAGTGTTGCCGGACGAAATGCCGTTCATGCTTTTGTCGAGGAAATGAAGCACAACAGCGGAGAGAAACTAAAGTCGCGCCTGTTCCCTTCGCTTCGTGGCGGTTCTGCCGAAATTCGCAAGTCAGCCTACTACGAAGGTGTTACCGGTGTGAGCGATACTGCACGTGTAGACCTTGGCGAAGACGATTGGTTCGAGGACTACGAAAACAAGATGGATACAAGGCTCATCGAGGAGATAGCTTCGGTATCGCTTGCCATCAACCAAACACTGTACAAGCAGTTCATGCTCCAGCAAGAACTGCGCAACACCAAGAACCCGGTAACAATAGAGAAGATACGTTTGGAAAACCAAAAACTCAATGCCTTTATCTCCCGATGGAAACCACGCATAGCCGATATGCGGCGCAATGCCATCTATTATATACGGGCTTCTTCATTCTGCAACAAGGATATACTCGGACCGAAGTTCTTCAAGACGCAGCTCGATACCCTCGATATGGACGAGTTCCTCACCGCCATCTGTGCTATTCGCCACAAGGAGGTAACCAACAAGTTCTTTACCAGCTACGACCACGAGCGACACCAGTTCAAAGACAGCTACATCTACGACCAAATACTGAAGATGAACCTCAAAGATCACTTTATGCTCACGGCACGCTACCTTCGCCACTACGATAAACGCGAACCTCTTTATATAGGTTACGACCCCGGCAATTTCCAATCGCTTATCGTCGGACAGAAAAAGGAGTACGGCAGTCGCTTCGACATCATTAAGGAATTTTGGGCATATATACCCGATGACCAGCAGAACCTTGCGCAGCAAGTATATTCATTCTTTGGGTCAGATGCCGTAAACAAAGTTATTCATCTTTACCCCGACCGTGCCGGCAACAAAACAAAGGAAGAGCTGGAGCAGATAACGACCGACTCGCTGACAATGAAGGCAGCTTTGGAGAGCTACGGTTTTTCTGTTTTTCTTTACAACGATGGTGCACCTACCATTTACCACTGGCAGCAGTTCCGCTTGTGCCAGTTGCTATTTGCCGAGAAATTCCCCTTGCTCCCCAAGGTGCGTATCGATGAAAACGAATGCCAGAACCTTTGCAGTGCAATTCTTATCAGTCCTCTGAAGAAAACGAACGGTAAAATCGAGCTTGATAAATCGAGTGAGAAAAAAGAGGGACTGAAACGCCGTCCCGGACTGACAACACAGCTTCCGAGTGCAATGATTTACCTTTTATATGGTCTTTATTCAGACCTTATTAAAAAGGAATTGAGCAGTTACCCGGACGATTTACCCGAAAATATAGCGATATAAACCCCTATAAAGTCCAAAAACGAGTATAAAAAATGTCCAAAACAAGGCAATAACGAGGGCTATTTACATAGGTAAAAATACTACTTTGTTGAAAATCAATAACTTACATTTTAAAAATAAAAAAATAAAATGTCCAAACGGCGCAAATTAGGACGCACCGCTGAATTTCGAGATTGAGGTGCAACCTCCCGAAAAGACGGAAATATGACGTTGCCCCTCCGACGAACGTCCTTTGTTGCAATAGAAGAATTGAATAATTTCGCAAGTGAATGGAAAAACCAATCGAAATAGACGGCATCAGTGCAATGCAGTGGGCAAGGGAGATTAGCAAGCTACCGCAAGGAAACTTCACGCTTTGCTTCTTTCCTTATTCAAGGTCGCAAGGCATGGCTGGTGACAGTTTGGTGGTAAAGAAACATTGCAAGTATCGCACGCAATTGCCACAGGACGAATTTTCGGTGGACTCGGAAAACTATTTCCTTTTTGAAGATGAAAATGGTAATCCGAAAATGTGTTACCGTATCCTTATCAGGTATATGGGCTTTCCGCAAGATGGGTATCAACTTCACAAGATAAATTGGTTATGAATGATAGCATAGAACTATACGGCAATGCCGGCAACTATATCTTGGACGGCAACGTCCTATCCTTTCAGATTGGAGAGGGACAACAGGTTTTCAATGCTCCCGGTCTGCTTATACCACAGGGGAGTAATCTGTACCTTCACGAACACCAGTGGCTTAGTGTCAATGGCTATCAGGTGTGTATGCGTGGTGCAAACAACGCCCTCTGCGATGAAGTAACGACAGAGATAAAGCAGAACCGCCTGCTTCCCCGTCTGTACAGCAAAGAAATCAAAATGCTTTATGGCAATGGTCCGTGTGCCTACATGCAGACAGTGGAAGGTGGTAAGATGAAACGTGAATACACTGCGCTGCCTGAATGGGACGATTGGTTGAACACTTGGCAGGAGCGAGGTATGGAGACTACTGCACAGGAGTTCGCCAAGACCAACATCAAGAACTTCTATTACTTCGGAGATTTCTTCTGCAAGTGGCGTTTCGCTCGTGGAAAACGTTTGGGAATGATGCCTGTTGCTGGCATTGAATCGGTGGAGAACAAACACTGCCGTCTTGCCACCACCCGGCAGGATGTTGCCTACGAGCAGATAAGTTACAGCGACTTCCGCCATGTAGCTGTGGGGCGTTGGTCTTACGGACTGGGCAACTATAAGATATATCCGAAGTTTGCTTTATCGGAAGTGGACAATTACCTTTACGCAGCCGTGTCGCACCATCGCGAGAAATCGGTAGACGACTTCTACGGTGTGAACGAAACCCATCAGGGGGCACGCCCTTATATCTTAGGCAGCAACAAGACGGCTACCTATATCAACTCTTTCTTGCGCAATTCTCTCGCAGCCAAAATTCACATCATTATCCCCAACGCATGGGTGGTAAGCAAACGCTCCCAGCTTACCAAGCTCTGCGAAGAGAATAAAATACGCAAATCCAAGGATAAGGATTTGGTAAAATATAATGGTATTGAAATCGGTACGGAATATCGCGAATCCATACTGGTTGAGTATATGCGTTTGGAGCTGAGAAAGATTGGCGACTATCTCAGCGGTGCCGAGAACCAAGGAAAGGCTTATTCTTCTATCTCGTTCATGGACACTTCCGGACACGAGCAGCAGTGGAAAATTGAAACAGTGGACCTCAAGTATAAGGAATACATCGAAGCCCTAATCTCTTACGATAAGCGTACTGAAGAAGCCTTGTTGTCTTCAGTGGGACTCGATGCGTCCATTTCTGCAGTGAGCAAGGACGGTGTTATCAGCAAGTCAGGCTCGGATTCGTACTACAATTACCTCATTTATATAATGTCGCTTTCTTCTGAAGACGAGATTTGTGCAGAACCATTCAACCTCGCACTGAAGTTGAACTTCCCCAACCTCTATAAGCTGGGCTATCGCATAGGTTTCTACCGTGAAGTGCCACAGCGACAGGAAGACATATCACCCAAGGACCGATTAAATAACCAACAAGCATGAAAATACTTCAAGAACTATTCGGCAATCTCGCCACCTTCAGCAACTATGCGCCAGGAGTGGAAACAAATATCGACTTTCGCGACCTGCAGCCTTCAGGCAATTCGGCTCGTAAGCGTGTGGAAACCATTCTGAGTACTTCTGTCTTTAACGCCATTTTGAAGCTGCAGCAGGAAGCAGAACTTAAAGAAGCTCTGCGGTCTGCCATTGCCAACTTCACGATGGCACAGCAATTGGTGTTCGACAGCATTGCCCGGCGCAAGAACGAAGTAGATGTTTACAAGTACGAAATAGAGGCAATGCGCCGTTCGTACATGGAAAATTACTACAATGCCATAGATACGATGATAGCATTGCTCTCTTCTGATACTGAAAGCGAACCTGCAAAGCTATGGAAGGATACTCCCTACAACAAGATGCTGAAAGAATGCCGTATTCGTTCAGCAGAAATTTTCGACACGATTTATCCCATAGACATGTCCTACTTCTTCTTCTTTCGCTTGGTGCCCCTGCAGAAAGAAACATTGGACGAGCAGTTGTCGGCTTACTTCGATAAGCTAACCGATGACAACAGTTCCCGTGTCGGGCACGCCTTGTTGCTTGCTCTCGCCAAGAAGACCATCGCCAAGTCGCTGCGCCGTTTCGATATATTGGAATTTCCGCCTACTATACGCAACCTTTTCGATGACAGCCACGCTTCACGTTCAGGCAAAGACGAAATAATGGCAGCTATCTCTTTAGCTGACCGACTCGACCGTGAGGTAGAACAGCTTCTGCTTAATGTAGACACGTTGCTCTCCACCGACACCACTGCCGACGTCAGTTCTTATTCAGCATATAACAACCCCGATGATAAAATAATAATGCTGCCATGAAAGATATTGAACTCGTTTACAAGGGAGAAATCCATCGTATACCCAACAGCTGGGACAGCATGACCGAGCAACAATTCATTCGTCTCGTTTCCGACTTACTTGCCATGGCAGCAGGAAAGCTGTCTGCAGGCGAGGTGCGCATCAACTATCTTTGCGATATTATGAATTGGAATAAAAGCCGTTTCCGCACCGAGGAGCAAATAGCCAACCTCATTACCATCTCCGAACAGCTTACCTTCCTTTTTCAAATCAACTACCCCGACAATAATGAGGTTCTTGACGGCATGAGCGGTGAAACCTACGAACTCTGCCGTCGTATCGATCCCTATCGGCTGCATCTTCCGATAGCACGGGTACTGCAAGGCTTGGACTATCAATACGTGGTAGACCTGTGCTTTTGCGCCCAGCTCATTCCTACTATCAGTATCAAGAACCGTACTTACCAAGGCTACCAGATACAGAAAGGTTACGGAACGCTAACATGCTCGCTTACCGCCCTTCAATATATCGAAGCGCGCGAACTTATCGAGCAAGGCGAAAAAGCACTGCCACTCATGGCAGCCATACTTTATTATCCTGATAAATTGTACAATTCCGAACGTGCCCACGCCTTGGCCGATGAATTTGCTGCACTATCACCGGAAGTGCTGACCGCTATATCGTTCAACTTTCAGGCTTTCAACTGTTACCTTTTCAACAAAACTTCTTTTTCGTTGCTTTCAAAATTCGAACTTAAGCCCGAACGCCCCATCACCACCGATGCCTCCGATGCTCTATACGACCTTTCAAAAGATGGACTTGGTGATGCACGGCAGATTGAACAGATGAATTTGCTTACCTATCTGAAGGTGCTACGTAAGAAAACCATCGATGGGGTTCGCGACATGAAGGGCTTCGGTTGGGATAAGATGAAAATCAGCGAAGAAATAGGATTACCGATTAATATAATAGATAAAATACTTTAGATATGTATAATAAAAGAGTATGGCTGAATAAAGAGTCTTCTCCATCAACAGGCAACGTTGTGTGCTTTGATGGAAACACCACGTGGCATGGTGAAGTTATCAGAAATACTTTCTTGCAGCTTTCTGATTGCAATTGGTCCGTCCGACTACATAAAACTGAAGACGATAATACCACAGATTTCATAGGTAAATTGAAACTGCTGCGTAATGAGGTTGATGAGTTTATTTCTTATTTGGAAAAGAATAAATAGAATGCAATGATTAAAGAACAATTTCTCTATTTCGCCCAATATCCGTCCAAAGACGGCATTCGCGCCATTTTCACCAATGGTGCAAGCGATTTTACAGGTTACAACGACCTCGTATCCGCACTTGACAAACTTCCCCAAACGTCGCGCATTCCCGAAATTGATAACTACATTTACGGACAGTCTTTCGAAGAGCTGCAGGCGCGTATTGATAAATGTATCGGCTCTTTCCTTTTCGTAGACTATGGTGAGATGTCGATGTCGGGCAACAACCATAATTCTTATGAACTTACCCAGCGCATCGCCGTAACGGTTGCCTACAAGATGTCGAACCGTGCTGATGCTGGCGAATATATGCTCGCTTCCGATAAAACACTTGAGCTGCTCTCCAAGGTGCATGCTTCCATGCTCGCCGATGCCGACCGGGGAGAAATAGAATGGTTCTCTCGCAGCGAGCTCGCACGGGCGGAATATGTACCCTTTGTTGCTTCAGAACTCCACTCGGTAGGCTGGACGCTTATGCTGTCTTGCTTAGCTCCCGACTCGCTCCAAATACACCGGCAATACAAGTCCTTTGTAAAGAACAAGGAATAAATTAATTTTGTGTCCGGAAATCAAAATGCTCACACAATGAAAAAAATACCAATGATATCAATCGTCTCCCTACCACTTACTATCGTGGCAGACATCTCCCGCTATTTCTATCAAGACTGGGAATTTGCCAAGTGGATAGCCGTAGCTATCGTGATAGACACTCTTCTTAGCTTGTGGAAACATTTGCTGCACAAAGATGCATCAAGTGGTTATTTCTTTGGAAAATTCGGCAAGAAGATAGGCATTTACATCTGTCTTCTCATTCTCTCAAATGTCCTTGCAAACAGCACGGTGCAAGGTTCTGTAGTGGGTGCAACCCAATGGATAAGCACTTACCTTTGTGTATTTATGCTGGTGCGTGAATGCTTCTCCTGCATCGAAAATATGCAGGCTATTTACCCTATCCTGCCGACTTCATTCATCAAGCGTCTTAAAGATTTCAACGATAACGGTGAATACATAAAAAAATAAAGTTATGCTAAAGAAAATATCACTCACTTATATTCTGATAGGCGTTATAGTCACGCTTTTAGGCAGCCTGTCCCTATCGGTCCACCTCTATGTCAAGACCAAAGCCGACCGCGACCGCCTTAAGGAGAACCAAAGTATTCTTCTTCATAATGGGAAGGTGGAAATATCGGAAACCTCCACAGGTAAAAGCCACCTTTCCGCACCTACAGTTACACTGACAACATCGGAGTTCCGGCAAAGTGGAGATACTTTGCTGAAGGTGGCAAAGCAGGTGGGCATAAAAACAAGTCGCCTCTCGCAGGCTTCTTCTGCTGGTACCACACTCACAGCCGACATTGTTGCTCCCATCACCATGCAGCCGGCTACTCATTTTTTACACGACACAATAACAAGATACCTTCCTGATACGCTTAAATGTTTTTCATGGAGAGACCCGTGGTTGTCGCTTTCCGGCTGCGTTTCCGATTCGCTGTTTCGTGGCACAGTAACCGCCAGTGATACGCTCGATATCTTTGTTCACCGTGTACCGAAACGCTTCCTCTTCTTTCGCTATGGCTGTAAGGAGGTCAGAATGGACATCATATCTCGCAATCCTCACACCAAACTCACATACGCGAAATTTTACCAATTAATAAAATAAACGTTTGATTTCTTCATAGTCTTTTAGTTTTTTGGTTAGATTGATTGTTTTTAGGCGAGCCACCACTGCGACAGTGGTGGCTTTTCTTATCAGGTTTTAGTAGAAGATAAACTAAGCTAAACTGCTGATTATAAACGCTGTAGTACTTGCATGTTCCCGTTTATAGTGTTACCTTAGCAGTACGATAAAAATAAAGAACAATTTAAAAACAAAGATTATGAACGAGCAAATTCAAAGCATTCTAAACGAAAACGGAACAAAGACTTCCAAGATACAGAAACTTCTCGCACTCGGACTTACACGCCGACAGGTTGCCGACCTTGTGGCAAACGGAAACTATGGATTTGTGCAGAACGTCTACAAGCGAATGATGCAGGGCTTGACTAACACGGCAGCACAGGCTGCAGCAACCATCGCCCCAGCAATCGACTACGCTTTCAACCGCAATTTTGGAGTGGAGATTGAAGCCTGCAACTGTACACGGGAACGCCTGGCACGCGAGCTTACCGCAGCAGGAATAAACGTACAGGTAGAAGGCTACAACCACACCGACCACACCGACCATTGGAAATTGGTTACCGACAGCAGCCTTTGCGGAAACAACCCATTCGAATTGGTAAGCCCAATTCTACATGGAGAACAGGGGCTCGAGGAACTCGAAAAGGTTTGCTGGGTGCTCGACCTCTGCAACGCAAAGGTAAACGACACCTGCGGACTTCACGTACACATGGACGCTGCAGAGTTCGACCTCACAACTTGGAAAAACCTCATACTAACCTACAAACGCCTTGAAGGTGTTATCGACAACTTCATGCCACACAGCAGACGCAACAACCGATATTGCAAAGCACTTACTGCCATCACAGAAAATTCTATCAAGCACGCTCGTAACATTGGCGACCTTCGAGCAGCCTTCTTCCACAACCGCTACCACAAGGTAAACCTCGAAGCCTACGCTCGCCACCGCACGGTGGAGTTTCGCCAGCACGGAGGTTCCACCAACTTTACAAAAATGTCTGCCTGGATACATTTTCTCGCAAAAATGATTACCTTTGCAAAACAAGGACAGGTGAATGCAGGCACAACCCTTCAAAACATACCTTTCCTCACCGAAAGCGAAAAACTTTACTTGAAGATAAGAACAAAGAAATTAGCAGTATGAGAAGAATTAAAATAGAAACAAGAGATGGTCAGCAAAAGCCGACCATCTCACCCAAAGAATTCGTTGGTACTATTATGAACGAAGCAAAGCAACAAAGCCGACTTCCTCATAATTTAGTCCCCGAACACCACCGAGTAGATGCACCACAATTCAAAGTCTACCGCATTAAAGGAGACGAACACAAAATTGTAGCATACAGCCCCGAGGAGTTCCTCCGCCAGCTTCACACAGGCAGCCGTTTCGACAGCGAGGGTACAGATGCGGAATACATGCAACACTTCGCACTGCGCCTTCAGGAACTCGAAGGCTATCTTGTCAGCACCGACAGCCCTGCTGCATTCCTTGCCGACCTTATTTCCCACGGTTTCGTTTCCGTAGAATAACCTCTCTCCAGCTCGTTCTTTGTAGCCGTAGCAGTTTTTGTACTGTTACGGCTTTTTTATGCAAATTTCCTCGTTTAGATTATTTAACACTCTTTTTATCACAATAAAGCGTCTTTTGTTTTGATAATTCAAATAAAAGCTGTATCTTTGCATTGTAATAATAAAACAAACAACAAATAACAATTTAGAACGGTGAGACACACCGAAAAAACTGTAAAAAAGTTATGACAACAACAAATTCAATCAACAGCCCAAAGAACAAATTCCGCGGAACACTCTACCAAGCAGGTATTAGCGGTAGCGGAGATACTCTTTCTCTTTCTTGGAATGACTTTGAAACCCTTAAGGGTTGGCTCGAAAAAGAAGCTAAAGGTAAAGCTGCTCAAATTATCATCAAAGAAAACAAAAAAGAATATCCTGAATTTGAGTGGGTGGAAATTGAAAACTACGAAGTAAATAAGTAAACAACCAACGGGGGCTGACAAGCCCCCATTATTGTATCTAAGAAACAGATAAATTGATACATTGTTTGCTGACTTATTATTCACGGCTTTTTATATACATATACCGTTTAGATTGTTTAACATTTTCTTATCAAAATAAAGCATCTTTTATTTTGATAATTCAAATAAAAGCTGTATCTTTGCATTGTAATAATAAAACAAATAACAACAAAAAGGTGAGACACACCGTAAAAACTGTAAAAAGAGATGGTAACTTCAAAAATTTATGTAGGCGCAAAAGTTCAGAACAAAAAAGGACAAAAAGGCGAAATAGTACGCATAATAACAAAGTCAAGCGGTTACGTTGAAGTTTTGTTCGAAAGCGGCAGCAAGGGCAAAGAAATGGCTTACAACCTCGTAAACGAAAACGGAGAGGTATTGAAAGCAGCACCAAAGGCAAAGGCTAAGAAAGCTACTGTAATAACAGATGCGGATAGAATGCAGATGTGGAAAGAAAAATTACTTTGCGTGAATAACCGCTCTATGAGCAACCATTACAGCATCGAAATGTGCGTAAACGCTTTAAACTACGCACACAGCAAAAACGAATTTTACAACAGCTTGATAACAGCATTTTTCAATGCAAAAGATGGCAAAGGTCGCCTTAGCGAAAAGCAAGCATACTACCTCGCAAAATTTATAGTAGAAAAAAACAAATAAAAATAACCTACAGGGAGCGAAAGCCCCACTAAAAGCTGCGCTATCGGCATAACGGGCAACATATATGATACAATTAGAATGGACCGAATTAGATTTCTGTAATGAATGTTATACAACAAATTACCCAACTATCATAAAAGACTGCTTTAAAACTGAAATTGGAAGTTATGCAGCTTATGAAGAAGATGGTAAATGGTATTTATCAGACGATAAGGATGGAAACCTTTTTGATAAGGTTTTTGATTCTTTGGAAGAGTTAAAAAACTTTGCTCAAAAACATTATGAACTAAAAATAATTTATAATATAAATCGTTTGGAGTTCGTATGGCCAAAGCCTGAAGAAGTGGATATTAACTACTTTGATGAAGATTTAGGGGTCGATTATTTTGCTTACTTCGATGTGGCAGAAAGTAACGATATTTATATCGAAAAAATTAATAAAGATAATTATGCAATCAAATACGTTGGAGAAGAAAAAATCATAAAATGCGCTTCTTCTTATGAAGAAGCTGCAAAACTTGCCGAAGAACTCCATAAAGATTTTCTTATGAAGTATTTCGGAGTTTCGGAAAAAGAGTATAAAGGAGATGACTTGGATTTCGACTTCTCTGACGTAGGATGTCTTATATGTAGAATTAGAAGTGGATGGGAAGATGAGCATTCTGGTATATCTGTTCTTAAAGATGGGACAAACCTTTCTTATCATTGTCCAAAAGAAGGTGTTAGAAATGTTAAAATAACTAATTCTTATACTGGATTGTCGTTTACAATTAAACGACAAGCTCCTAATCTTAATATTGACCATCTACTTAATACTTCTTTTCGTTTCGCTTATAATGTTTGTGCATTAGGAGAAAAAGTACAAAATAAAGGAATCGTAACAGCTATTTCTAAGAAACAAGAAAGGCCTACAATAAAGACGTTGAAAGAAAATGGGTTCACCATTGACAACGAAGTTTATCAAACATTGGATTTAAACAACCTTAATGATATAGAGGAACTTTTTTCATATTATAAATATAATGGGTAAATACGTTATACAACAAAGCAGTGCCCAGCCTGATGGTTGGGTACTGACCGATACCGAAAATGGTGTGGTAGTAGTTTTTGAATACGGGCGTTTCAATGAAACGCAAAAAGTTACCATGCTTGAAGATGCACCGCATTTATCGCCTACTGATTTAGCTCGTATTATGAGCGAGCTTGGAAAGTGGGGCGCAAGGCATCACGGGGATAAGATGTTTAGAAATGTTTACGGCTTCCAATATTCGGAGGACGATAAGCACCTGTATCTATACCGACGTAACTCGCCCTGTTGGCGTTTGGAGATAGAAGGCGGAAAGATAACAGATAAAAAGAAGCTCGCAACTTCTTTGCATAAGGCTTCCGAATTCTTAATAAAAATGATAAGAGAAAATAAAGAGAAATGAGAAATTCTATAACAGAACAACAAAAAAAAGAGGTGATACGCCTTTATCGACTTCAAAAGTATACTATCAAGCAAATAATGAAGCTGACAGGTGTGCGCTCAGAACAAACTATTTATGTTATTCTTGATGAAGCTCGTGTTCCTCGGTTTAAAACGAGGGAAATAGTAAAAAAAATTTCAGTTGGTCTTGACCAGGAACTCTATGATATAATAAAGAAAGAACAGCCAAAGAATGTTGCTGAATGGGTCTGCGAAAGAGCAAAGGAAGGGTATTATTCTCAAAACAAAGAGCAATGAAGGTTTTATTTGTTTAAGCAAAATATATCAAATTGTAATAAATACCACCGGATGTGTGGATATACTTAATCCCTCGCAAATGCGAGGGACTTTTGCGTAGCGCACATTTTTTTGCGTTAATAAAATAAATTTTGTACCTTTGCAGAAAATCTAAATCTTTAAAACAATGGACTTTAAGGACTCTATAAAACAACTTGCGGATAAAATAGCGCAATTGAAAGATGGTATTCTCACAGAAGAAGCCACAAAAAATGCTTTTATTATGCCCTTTATCAATGCGCTGGGCTACGATGTTTTTAATCCTTTGGAAGTAATTCCGGAAATGGATTGCGACTTAGTTAAGAAAAAAGGAGAGAAGATAGATTACGCCATAATGAAAGAAGGTAGTCCAATTATCCTCATCGAGTGTAAGCATTGGAAGCAGGATTTGTCTCTCCATGATACGCAATTAAAGAAATATTTTGTAGCTTCCAAAGCTAAGTTTGGACTTCTGACAAATGGAATAAGATATTTGTTTTATACAGACCTCGAAGACCAAAATATTATGGACGAAAAGCCATTCTTGGAGGTTGATATTACCGATTTAAAAGATTATCAATTTGCAGAACTCAAGAAGTTTCACAAGTCTTATTTCGATATTGATAGCATTCTTAGTTCGGCAAGTGAACTGAAATATTCAAGCGAGCTCAAGAAAATATTTGCTGAAGAGATTGTAGCCCCTTCTCCAGAGATTGTGAAGTTTTTTACAAAGAAAGTCTACGAAGGCATTATTACTTCTAAAATACAAGAGCAATTCTCGGAACTTGTCAAGAGGGCTATTGGGAGCTATATCAACGAACTCATTTCTAAAAGACTGAAAACTGCACTCAGCTCTGAAGAGCAACGCGAAGCGTCCGAAACTATAACTGCAAATGTAGATACAGAACAGACTGATGCTGTATCTGACAAAGACGATGGTATTGAAACTACACAAGAAGAACTTGAAGGATTTAACATCGTCAAAGCCATAGTGCGTAAAGAGGTAGATATTTCGAGAGTAGTATATCGCGATGCTTTATCTTATTTTGCAATACTGCTTGATGACAATAATCGCAAACCTATTTGCAGACTCTATTTCAACAGCAAAACAAAGAAATACATATCTACCTTTGATAAGGATAAGAATGAAACTAAGCATGAGATTACAGACCTTAACGACATCTTTTATCTTGAGAAAGAGTTGTGTGAGGTTATAAAAACGTATAATAAAAAATAATATAAAAAGGTATGATGAGAATATTTAAATTTGGTTGCCTGTTTAGTTTAAGCATATTTATTCTATGCTTCATAATTGTTGGCATTATGACTTGCTCTAATAAAGATTGGGCAAAAGACTTAGATACGCAATCACGAGATTCGTTAGAAACTTCAACGAAGATTGACAAACAGAAAATTAATACAGACTCCGTGATGAAAGTTTTTCGTTCTGATTTCACAATCAAAAAGGATGAATTTAGTGACAGAGTTTGGGTAGAGCCTAAGAATAGACCCCACTACAATAACATCAACAAAATATTCTGCTACTTTGAATTAAAAGGCGATAAAGCCTCGAATTTTAGATTTAGAATTCAATATACTGGTGATGATTGGCTCTTCATTGACCAAATGATATTCAAAATTAATAATGATAGGAAAATTGTATTTCTTCCCCAAGAAATGAAAAGAGACAACAATTCTACAATATGGGAATGGTGTGATGAGTCAATCGATAGTAAGTATGAATTCTTAATATCAGCAATTGCTAATGCAAAGAATGTTAAAGTAAAGTTCCAAGGAGACCAATATTATGATGTAAGAACATTGTCTTCAGAAGAAATTAAATATATAAAGAAGACGTATGATTTTTATTTGGCTTTAGGTGGAGAATTCTAACTGTTTTTACATCTTATAAAAATATTCCCCGAAATCCTTGCAGGTTTCGGGGAATATTCATATCTTTGCCATCGGTAAAACAACAATGGTAATCCATTCCGACGAGCAACGGTTATTGCTCAGCACATTGCTTGGGCTTTTTTTATGCCCATTAAAATATTGGCGGTTGCCATCTCGTACAATCAAGATAAGCTCTTCGGGGTGAAGTCATTGTTGTTTTACCAGCGGGATGTGCAGCCGTTTTTCTGTATCTCTGCCCCAGCAGTTCTGGGAATGGTAAAACAACAATGCAATATGCAACAAACAATTCATTTCGATAACCCTGCCGAGGAGCAGCAGCCTATCGACGTACGTGCTACGATACAGCGCAAAATCAAGGGTGTTAATCAATGGCTCGACACCAAGAGCGAGTTCTACAGCCGTATCTGCGAGTTCAATGTAACTCGTCGTTTGGTACTTCGCATCAATGTTGTAACTTTGTGCCTATGTATCACAGCTGCTTGTGTAGAGCAGCAACCCGTAGCCTCACTCGTTTCTGCCCTTTGTGCAGCATACGTGGTTTGCAGGCTGAATAAGTCAGATAAGAAAGGAGGTAAAAAATGAAGATTTTACAAGACCCTTCTGTCTACGGGTTCAAGGCTGAGACTGGGCTTTTTATCCCGATGGGAGAATTTTCTTTACTCCCGGGACTACTGAAATCCATACGAACAAAAGTAGAACGAAATATCAATAAAGCGTCGCATATGTATCGGCATTACAAGGATATTCATGATTCCGGAGAAGCCACATCACGGCAATGTTCACTGATGGATAAGTGGGGAAATAATTTGGAGGAACTCGAAGGGATTATCAATACATTGACAGAATTTCAATCTTTTTTAGATAAGAAAGGAGGCAAAAATGAGTAGCAGACCAATGAATCAGACCCTGACATACGTCAGCCAGGATACCATCGCAGCCCTTAACGAAATGGTGGGCGGTGGATATTTCCTCGGATATCTTGCCACATTGGAAGATATCGAAAACAAAATTTTCTCCGACTGCAACGGCACCTTTGTCGAAGCTACAGGAGAACCTCGTCCAGGCACGTTCAAAATGCTGCAAAGTATCCGTGCTCTCAAAAACGATTTACAAACACTCAACGCCCTCTGTCCCAACAGTCCGGAAGAGGTCGACGGCTTGAATTATTAATCAAATATTTATAAAAAAAATGAGCAACAAGGAAAACAACACCGAACAACCAATAACCGACATCAGCATCTACATAGCTGCCTTGCAGAAGACTTACGCTCCTGCACCAACGCCAGCCGATGCCACCCATTTCTTTTCCACTGCCGAAGTGGTAGATGCCATCAGGGAAATCGACCCATCGGCAAAGATTGCACCGACAGAAGTTTTCTCTGCCCTCCGAAATGCAGGCTTCGACTTCTGCAACCGCCGTGGCTCGCAAGGACTTGAGTTTAAATGGTTGTTCAGGGAAAGATAATTTTTTTAGGCAGATTTCATCACTTTTAAGGACGGCTCACTGTGAAGTGCGCTGTCCTTTCTTTATATATAAGGTTGGAAATGTTAAAAATACAATATACTACAAAAAAGTTATAGAAATATTTGCATATATAACATAATTGTAGTACCTTTGTATCGTTAAATCAAATGAGAATTAAATTAATGAACTGGAATGAATTAAAGAAAAAAGCCGTTAAAGCAGGGTTCAAGTTCGTGAAACACGGCGCACGACACGATGAATATTACAACCCGACAACAGGAAAGACAATCCAAATTGAGCGACACTGGTCGCAAGAAGTAAGACCAGGACTAATGAAAAGACTAAAAAAGGAAATCGGGTTTTAACCCGATTCCTTTACACAACAATAAAAAATAAATATAAAAGAATATGACAACAATCAACGAAAGAAAAATCACAGTTACTATTGAAAAAGATACCGATGGTAGCTACATTGCCTACAATACCGACGATTCTCCCTATACACTCATTGGTAGGGGCGCAACGGTAAATGAGGCTAAAGCCGATTTTGAAAATTCCATAAAGGAAATTGCAGAAAGCGAAAAGGAAAGAGTAGGAACAGTACCAGCCATACTCAAGGGAAAACCCTCTTTCAAGTTCGATCTCGCCTCCCTCTTTACTTACTACTCTATGCTCAATGTCAGTGCTTTTGCACGCTTCGTGGGTATCAACGCGACACTTATGCGACAGTACAAAAAAGGAGATACCTATATCTCCGAACGACAATTGAAAAAGATTGAAGAAGGAATACACAAGCTCGGAGCAGAATTCACCAGTTTGAAACTCGTTTGATTTAACACAACGGCAAATGGTCATACGGTCAATACAAAGTTTCTGCTCCATACCGTGAGCTGCACAAGAACCCCGACAAAATTTAGTTGGGGTTCTTCATCTAAAAACTTTTTTCTTACTTTTGCTCTATGATTACTTCTTCCCTTATTCGCACCTCCCTTGTTGCCGATACGCTTCGGCATTCAGTCTCGAGGTTTCTTGACCTGTACCGCATCTTGTCTGCCGTCTTGTGCCGACCAACCCACGCGACATATTACCGCCCTCATTGCGTCCATACTCGAAAATGATTTCCACTGCTCACGGTACACAAGTAGCCCTGCTGCCCTATATACGTCCCATGGAAGTAAAACACCACAAGCAAAATAATCATAAAGGCACTTTGATAGTCTAAGTTTTTCTTTGTCCTTTACACTGTAAATCTCTGTTACTATATTTGCAATATAAACAGCAAGTATGGTAACAGAAAGTCTCGTCCGCAAAAAGTTCGTTCACGAAACCCTGCAGAAGGGTCTCATAAAAATTTACGCTACGCAGGAGTCCGTTGTGCGTAATAACTACCAGCTGCGCTCAAGGAGGCTTATAACATTGCTATCAAGACACCCTTTTGATAGCAGTATGACGAATGATTCTATTACTGTCTTCGTACGCATTCTTCCTTACCTCCGTTTCCTCGATATGGCTTATCGCAGAAACGACCGTATATCCAAATTTAAGCGACGCAACCTTGCTCTTTACAACCGTGTTGTATGGGGTGTTCTTTATCACGAAACATTTCCACAGCTTCGTTATGGCTTCACCGATGAAGTTAGGAAGACTATTCACGACCAATTAGATAAATCATTTAACCCATAAGAAAGTATGGCAAATAAGCATCTATCAGAAGACCAAATTCAATATACTGTTGACGTCAGAACATCTAAAGCGCAACAGGAAATCCATAAGCTCGAAGTGCAGTCTGCGTCCCTCAGAAATGAGAACAAGCAGCGGCTGCAGCAAATGATAAAACTTGAAGCATCGGGAAAGAAAGAAACCGAACAATACAAGAACCTTGCTGCTTCTTACAAGGATACTGGCAGGCAGATTCGGGAGTTGAGCTCTCGTATTCAGGAACAAACACGCTCGCTGGATATAAATGCCATGACGATGTCGCAGCTGAAGAAGCAAGCCAAAACATTACAGAAAGAGCTGGACAATGTGTCTAAATCTCTGAATCCACAGCAATATGCTGCGCTTGAAAACAATCTCCGGACGGTAAACTCCCGAATGGCAGAGTTAAAAACGACTGCCAAGAGCTTAAAGGAAATTTCCAACTCTGATGGCTTTAAAAACTTCTTTTTAGGACAACTTGCTGCAAAGGGAGTTGAGACGGCTGTTGCTTGGGGAAGGTCGCTGATAGGTACCCTTTCAGAATCCATAGATAAGAGTATAGAGCTCGCAGAATCGGCTGATGGTGTTATTCATGCTTTTGAAAAAATAGGTACGGAAGATTATCTTCAAACGCTCCGCGAATCTACAAAAGGTACGGTGTCTGATATAGAATTGATGAAGGCAGCCGTGAAGGCAAAAGACTTCCGCATACCTCTCGAAGACCTCGGCAAGTATCTTTCTTTTGCACAATTGAAAGCCCAGCAGACAGGACAATCGCTTGATTATATGGTAGACTCCATTGTTACAGGTCTTGGGCGACAATCTCCACAGATACTCGACAATCTCGGTCTTTCGGCTGCTGAAATCAAGGAACAGACCAAGGAAACAGGCAACTTTATGAAAGCTGTGGCAACCATCGTAGAGAAGAACCTTGCTCAAGCTGGGGAGACATACATCTCTGCTGCCGACCGTGCTGCACGGCGAACTGTAGAATTGGAAAACGCACAGCGTTCGCTCGGTGAAACACTTTTGCCTATAAAAGAAGAGTTTACAGATATTTACGGACAGATACAAATCGGAGCTATCAATGCCATTAAGTATCTTGTAAAGCATCGCGATACGCTGTTGGTACTAACTAAGGTAGTAGCACTGCTTACGGCGACTTATCTTTCTTATGTCGCAGCACAGAAAGTTGCCTATTTGTGGAGTCTCCGTGCCGTCGCAGTCAGTAAACTCAAAGCTGCAGCTGCAGCAGTGGAAAATACAATGCTCGAATTATCAGTATTGCGCCATGCCGTTCTCAACAAGACAATGACAACGTCCATCGCCCTGCAAAAGGCTTTCAACACCGTTCTCAAACTTTCTCCTTGGGGAGTAGTACTTGGAAGTATAACACTTGTTGTAGGTGCATTGTTGATGTTCAGCAAGCGTACAGATGCTGCCACTATTGCACAGAAAAAACTTAACGCTATTCACGATGAAGCCAACCGCAAGGTTGAGGAAGAGCGCATCAAGATAGAAATGCTTACACGGCGTATCCATGACAACACTCTGTCGCTTGACGAACGTCGTTCAGCAATTTCAGCTTTACAAAAGATAGTTCCCGATTATACGGCAAAACTAACTAAGGAAGGAAAGGTTTATGATGAGAATACTGCTGCTCTTACACGATATATAAATGCACTCAAAGAAAAGGCTTTACTTGAAGGTTCCAAAGAAGAACTAAGGAAATTGGGACAACAGAAAGCAGCTTTAATTATCAAACAAAATCAGCAGACAAAAGCCCAGGAGGAAGCCAAGCGAGAACAAGCACAATTTACACAGCAGAATGCCGGACGTCCGCAAACCTCACAGGGTGCAGTTGCTCCGGCTTATTCCTTTGCAGCGATAGGGCATTCAGGCAATGTATCAGCTTTGTCAAAACAAATAAAAAAGACAGGAGAAGAGATAAAAGCTGTAGATGCTTCTATTGATGCCATATTTAAAGAATTCGGCAAGAAAATGGCTGCCAGTGAAAATTCTCCTACATCGAAAGTGGGAACAGTAGGTGCTCAAATCGATGCTATCACAAAAAATATAGACATATTGAAAAAGAAGCGTTTGGAAATAAAAGTGGGAGATACAAAAGGGCTGAAAGCTATCGACAGGCAAATAGCAGAGCTGGAGCAACGAAAGGCAGCATTGGAATATTCTTCGCCATCAGGAAAGGGAAAGAAGACGAAAAAGGATAAAAAGAAGAAGCAAAAGCATGGAAAGACAGTTAATCCCGACGATATAGCCTCTCGTAAATTCTCGCACGACCGCCAGCAAGACTTGGAAGAAGCCAAACGGTCATACGAAGAAGACCTCAATGCACTCAACGAAGCCCTTGCACAGAAACGACTTACACAGGAACAATACAATGCCTATGTGTCAGCTCTTAATATCCAGCATCAAAACAATCTCCTTTCCATAGAACAATCGTACCAGTCTATGTCGGAGAATCTTGTTATGAAAGATGCTGCTAAAAAGAAAGCTATTAAAGAGCAACAAAGCAAGGCTGTTGCCGACCAGCAGCAAGCAGCTTACAATGCCTATATTGAAGCCGAAAAGCAGTATCACGATGCGCTCGAGGAAATACAGAAAACAGCACCAACCAAACCACAGACATTGCAGGAAGAATGCGATGCCAAGCTGCTCGTCCTCGATGGCTACTACAAGGCAGCTCTTCAAAGGGCAATCGAGGATGGCGAACGACAGAAAGAAGTTACAGAAGCCTACGAAAAAGCCAAGGCTGCTATCGTTGCCGACTATGCAAAAAAAATAGAAGAAGAGAGAGCACGGGCACGTCAGGAATATGGTCTTGACACATTCACCGACCAGCTGGCAGCCCGACGCAAAAAGATTGATGAAGACTTTGCAAAAGGCGTTCTCAATGAAGAACAACACAAGCAAGCCATTATCAACCTCGAAAAACAAGCCGAGGAACATCGTTTGCAGATACGTCAGCAATACGGTCTTGCTTCGCAGCAAGAACTTTATAATGCAGAAGATGAACAGCTGAAGGAACATCTTAGACAAGGATTAATAACTCAAGAAGAATACGAAGAAGCTGTAAAGAATATCAAGATTGCCAGAATGAAGGAGGCTTTCGACTATTACAGCAATCTTGCAGGTGGTGCTGTACAGGAGTTGATGAAAGCGGAAGAAGCCAACGTTGATGCAAAGTACGATGCAGAGATAGAAGCTGCAAGGAATGCCGGCAAGGATACGACAGAGCTGGAGAAAAAGAAGGCGAACGATAAGCTGAAGATACAAAAGAAATATGCCGACATAAATTTCGCCATAAAAGCATCGCAGATAGTTGCAGATACTTCTGTATCAATAATGAAAGCACTCGGTGAATTGGGACCGATAGCCGGACCAATCGCTGCTGCATTGATGGGTGTAACAGGTGCAGCGCAACTCGCTGCCGCCAATGCTGAACGTCAGAAAGTGAAGCGTATGTCGCTCAACGGTGCAGGTGCAGCTTCTTCAACTTCAGGAACTCGTGTCGTTACAGGTCTCGAAAGCGGTGGAAGCATCGATGTAGAGCGCGAGCAAGATGGAAAACGCTTCCATGCTGACTACGACCCTTATCGCCGTGGCTTCATAGATAAGCCCACTGTCATTGTAGGCGAAGGCGGATATGGGCGTAGCCGTGAGTGGGTAGCTTCTAACGCTGCTGTAGAGAACCCGACAGTAGCTCCGGTACTGAACATTATCGACCAAGCACAACGGGCAGGTAATATCCGAACCTTAGATATGAATAAGTATCTTCTTCAGCAGACACAAGGACGTGCTGCAGGTGGATATATCACCCCATCGACACCAGCACCGCAGTCAATGCCTGCAGTGGCACCCGGACATGGTAACGAATATGAAAAGGAATTGTTGGAAGTACTGAAGTACTTGAAAGATAATGGTGTTCACTCTTATGTAGCCCTTGACGAATTCGATGCGCAACAGAAGCTCCGCAGTCAAGTCAGACGCCTTGCTTCAAAATAAAACATACAAATATGAGAATAACACATCTTTCTACAGGCGAACCTTACAACCTCTCGCCTGACACGAAAATAGAGGTAGAACGCACGAATCCGTTCTTCAACGATTATGGCGAAAGCACAGTTCCGCTCGATTTGCCGACCTCGGCACGTAATCGCAGGATACTTGCCTTTCCGGAAACATTCGGAGGCATGCAGAAAATACGCCCCATCGATGTAACCATTCAAGATGGTGAGTTCTTTGCACAGTGCCGGCAAGTGGTACTGAGTGCATCGAACAAAGGGAAAATTTCCACGGCTTTTTACCTGAACGATGGTTCTTTTTATTCAAAAATAAAGAATGTAAGGCTGAAGGATATATTTAAGGACGAGTTCATTCCGGGAGTAAATTCCGTTAGGGAAGGTATTGAGTTCTGTCGTAGGCTGCGTGATAACAGTAACGATAAATTTGCCATATTCCCTATATTGGTTGAAGACGATTCGGGAGTGGCCACAGGTCTTAACTACAAAATCCTTAATGCCTTCGGCAAGGAAGAATACATTCAGAATGCCTCCGTGACCAAGCTCTTCAATCCCGATGGAACAGCTCCGGGGTCCGACTTTTACAATTCCGTGCAGAGAGTAGAATATGTGGACAATGTGTCTATCACCCTCGATGAAGGCTATTACATCACGCCCTTTATTCGTGCCAACTATCTGCTGCAGCGGGTTTTAGCCCATTTCGGTTACAAGTTGATGCCCAACTTTTTTACGGAAACCGAACCATTCAAAAATATGGTGGTACTCAACAACGTAATTGACACCCTTGTGAAAGGAAAGATACGCCTTGCCGACCTTGTGCCCAATATTACTTGTTCGGATTTCATTGCTGTGTTTCGCAAGAAGTTCTGTTGCGAGTTCACGGCAAACGAAGGAAACGGTACTGCTGATGTCGTTTTCCTGCGCGATGTAATGGCAAGTTCGCCGACGGCAGACCTTACACGTAATATGACGGAAGAACCGACCATCGCCTACAAGACCGAAAAGGATTACCAGCGCATTACGCTCACACCCGAAGATAAACTCGGGAGCGAAGCTGCGGAATCCTACGATGACTTCAACAATATGGTAAAGGCTAACCCTGCAGCTTACTTTGAACCGAGAGACGGAGCTTTCTATAAAATCGGATTTTCAGGCGATTTCCGAGTGATTACCAAGATAGGAGAAGCATCCCAAGATTATAATACGGGAGAGCAGCTCGAATCAAAGGAGGTTAAGATACCCGAACTTATTCCCGAGTTCCGAACCTTGACATATAAGGTGGATAGTGAAGACCCGAAGAAAGACTACGAAATAGGGCATTATCTTTTTGTCGGGAAATACAAATCACTCAATTCCAAAATGGTAGTAGCGGGTAATGATAAGGAAAGTGATACTGAACAGGCAGACAAGGAAAATACAATGTTGGCTTTTACTGCCTTTGCCAATGGGAGAACAATCGGTACGATTTCACCCTATGACATCTCATCGTCCGACTGGAAGGAAGCGAAAAAGCTGTTTAATTACGCGCTTTATTATAATGGACATGACGGCGTATTCTCACGGTTCTACAGGGATTACGACCTTCTGCTGCGAAATTCCCTGCACGAATTGAAAGTGAAGCTGCTGCTGTCGCAGTCTCAAAAACAGAACTTGGTAGCTCATACAAAGGTGCTTATCAGGGGAGTAGCCTTCTTCCTTGATAAGCTGAAATTCGTACTGGGCGGTAAGAATGAACCGCAGGAGTCGGAATTGAGGTCAATATCGTTAATGGAGCCGTTGTCTTCTCCTCCCGATATTGACAGTTTCTTCCCCACTATGCGCTCAAGATACAAGTGGGTGGGAAAAGTTTCCATTCATCAAGTATCGGAATCGGAATACGACAAATCCGGACCGGATAAGAACAGAGCTTTCGTTACCATGTATCCACCTGTAGCAACAGAGGAGTATTTGGGGCAAAAAATCATGAAACAGAAATCTTATCGCTCGCAAAAGGTACGGCACAAGTCTTTTTGGCGTAGTGCGAAGTATAAGTATTCCTGCACCGAGGTGTGGCTTGAATGCGTCGAAGACATCATAGATGCTTGGCAGATTTGATGCAACCGTACACCATTCTCTGACCACCCGAAATGGCTGCTCGTCGTGTCCTTTTAAAACGTTTTTTGTTTTCATAATTTTGCAATAAACATTTTGCCAATATGGATATAATCATAAAGCCGGACAATATCAGCCTCGTAGGTTCTATGAAACCTGTTGTCGTTTCCACACAAGAGGAAATAACATTTATCTTAAGCTATGCAGAGAATGATGCACCTATAGTGCAGCACACCTACACACCCGATGGACACGGGCGGATAGAAGTCAGCCTTGAGGATATTATAGCACCATTGCTATACTTCGAACTTAAAGACGTTGAGAGTGCATACTTGCAGAACCATATTGCACGAGACTTCAAGATTACGATACGATATGAAGGGGAAAAGACAAAGACATTCTCCTTTACGGCTATCAGGGCAGGGGTGGACCGTTTGGCTGATTCGGCGGAGAACTTCCTGAAAGGTAACTTCCTGACATGGCAACCAACCGTAAAGCCTGTTACATACAATACCCCCGAGTTCCTCACTTATTTTGCACTGACGGAAGGCTTTGTAAAGTGCGTCGGCTATCACACGGAGCGTCTTGTAGGAGTAGTGAAAGGCGACGAAAAAACTATTGCCAACCTGCAGAAGAATAAGGTGCATACTATACCTGTACAGTATGCCATTATGGCGAAGATATTCGGTTTCCTACCTGAATATTACGATGTATGGGTGGAAGACACTGGAGGAACTCGTCTTACGTACAATCAACGCTACTACGCTTCCGATATTAAAAGCGAGGAGGAACAGTGGGTTTTATTTGAAAATTCACTCGGTGGCATCGACACTTTCCGTGCATATGGCGACACTACATTTACAGCAAAACACACGCACAACATTGCCGAGATTGAAAATAATGCGGAAGAATACCGTGTAGATACTGAACGAGAATACAAGAAGAATACCGGACATCTCAACAAAGAGGAACGCCGATGGTTGCTCGACTTTTTCCCTTCTCTCGGGAAATATATCTATATCGATAACTATATACGCAGAATAGTAGTTACCGACAGTGATGCTTCGTATGAAGCAAAGGAACTGCCTTCAAACTTTGAATTTACATTTAAGTATGCCGATGCACGTCCGTATCTCAATCTTCGCAGAAATGCAGTACCGGCAAAGATGATGGATATAAAAGTACCCGAATTGGGGTCTTTTACCATCGCCCCACGCTTGGTTGAGTTTCAACGACTCAACCTAAGTGGTGGGGCACTCTTTCCTGTTCAGAATCCGTATGCCGATGAATGGAACGTTACCACGATAGCAGCTATCATCGACTTCATTGTCGAAGTTCTCGAAAAAAGCTACTCGGCAAATGGAGGCATAGGACACACACATGATAATTTTTCACTGCTGCAAAGTCTTTCGCTCCTGAATGGCTATTTGCTTGAAAATGGAAATAAGATAAAGGCTGGCTACGCTGACAAGGCTCGCGATTTGGATATACCTGTCGATGACCGTTTTCTTTCAAAGCTGAAATCCGATACAGCTCATGGATTGATAACTTTCCTCAAAGGTATTGTTTTTAGGGAGAGCCTTACGGCAATAGGATTTGAGCAAGGATTGAAAGGTTTCAAGGTATGGTTGGACAATTACGGTAAGGCTCACGGACAGATAGATTACCTTGAGGTACTTGGCAAAGCCGTCTTCCGTTCACTGCAGGTAGACGAATACAAGCACATCGGCGGCAATATAGTGCTTTCGGGTGCAAATGGGGTGATTGACAAAGTCGTGCGTGTGGAAGGCGGTTGGAAATGCTACCTACATACCGACGATGGCGAGAAAGCTGTTACCAATGATTGGGAACCGGGCGACCAAGCCCTTTGTCAAACATTTAACATCAAGGCGGGTGTGTACGAGAATGTAAGTAATAGCTACTATTGGCGTGTCGTGGCAGAAGTCGGGCAGAAAACGGCAACAGAAGAAGCATATATCGTCATTACAGACGATGACACCTATCGCGACCAAAGTGTGGATAACGACGAGCCAAAGGGAGGCGATAATATCGTGCTGTGTGGGCACAACACGTTGTGGGATATTGCCCACGGCGTAGAACCGACGAAATACCGCCACCGTATGAATGTTACGATGATTACCACCTCAAAGGAAGAGGGGGGCACTATCGAGGTGTACCGCAATATTCATGACTTTTCGCTAAACAAAGGCAACGCCATCTTCCATTTGTCAAGCGATAAAATTTACATGAATAGCCGACACTTCGAGTGGGTAAGCTCCGATGGTGAGCGCATTCCTAACGTGCTGTATCGCGGCGACTGGACACCGGGCACGGTGGCAGCTAAATATGAAGCGTGGTATCACGCAGGGGGCACGTGGCTTTCGCTCGTCGATGACAATGCCGACGAGCCAACCGAGCAATCGCCCAAGTGGAAGAAGTATGCTGCCAAGGGTGAAGATGGTACATCACCCTACACAGTAACAATTCTGTCAGAGAGCGGTGGCAATATCATACACAACGGGCAAGGTGCAATAGTACTTGTGGCTACCGTATTTCACGGCGAAAATGACATTACCACGGGATTGCAACCTTTTCAATTCTCGTGGGAAATTCAAACGGGTAACGCCGACTTCGACACTGCATGGAGTACCCGGCACAAATCCGTTGGCAACCGTATTACAGTCCGAGCAGAAGAGATAAATCAGAAGGCGCAGATTGATTGTATAGTAGAAATTGATAAATAAAATATATTCACAATAAAATAAAAAAATAATGGCAACAGTAAAAGCAAGAAGTCAGGTAACCGTTGTAGACCTGAACGACGCAAAGCAAGTGCAACTTGTAATGGACATCAAGTATCCGGTGCAGATGTACAACCCCGATACCAAGGTGTACACACCTAACTTCGGGAGCGATAACAACATTGTAACGCCAAAAGTGTATGTTACCGGCAATGGTACTAATTTGGTAAGCAAGCTAACGAGTTTAAAATACGAAGTGGGCGGCACTGTCGTGAACGCCGGAGCAACCAGTGGACAATACACTGTAGCAACGATACCGGCAGGCGGAGCACTCACCATCAAGGGCAATATTGCCGGCAACTCGCTGCCCATTAAGATAACGGCAGTGTATCACGATGACAATACAGAGCAGGACACTACGCTCGAAGTGCAAGGCTTTGTAGCGAAGACAGCGAATGCAGGTGCACTGTTCCAAGTAGTTCTGACGCAACCAAAGGGCAACAGCTTTGACGCATCGAATAATATTTCCACCCTCACAGCGGAAGCCAAGTGCTACCGTGGTGGAACGCAGGACAAAGACGGTATCACTTATAGGTGGTACTCACTTAACCTCAATACACAAGCATGGGACGCTGTTTCTTCCGGCATAGCAACGGCAGGTGGTGTATCAACGCTCACGGTAAAGGCTGACGATGTGCTCAATGTGCAGACATTCAAAGTTGAAGCTATCGACGGGGCTGACAAAGCGGAAGCTATCGTAACATTCGAGGATAGGACCGACCCCTACACTTTGGAATTGTTCTCACCTACCGGTCTGCAGATAAAGAACGGGCAAGGATCAACAACCCTTTGTGCTCGCTTGTATCGTGGCGGAGAACGTATCGAGGACGAAAATACCACACCGAAGAAGTTCACCTACACGTGGAGTAAATTTGATAAGAACGGCGCAAAATCGAACTTTTCGGGCACGTCGTCAAATCAAAAAACGGGCAATCCACTGGTGGTGGAAGCCAAGGATATAGACCAAAAGGCTACATTCTATTGCGAAGTCAGCCAACCTTAATAAATGTGCGTAGGTAGTACCCTACGCACACAATAAACAACGTAACATGGCAAAGGTTATAGCAAGGGCATACATCACCATTACCAATGTGAATGATGGGGATAAGGGCGATAGCGGAGATACCGCCCTCACCCTCGTTATCACCCCTAATACTTTCGTTTTCCAAACAAACGAAAGTGGCGAAATTGAGAATTTGGGGCAGAACACGGGAAAAGTGCGTATGTATGTCGGCAAGGTAGAAGTGCAGCCCGACAGCGTGGAAGCGAAGCCTTACAACTGCTATGCACGCATTGCAGGAATAAGCACGCTGGTATTTGACGGCATCAGTCCCAACCAGTGGAGCGGAAAGGTGGAAATTACTGCTAAATACAAGGGAAATACGCGCACCGCTACTGTGGACTTTGTTGTAAGTGCACAGAAGTGGAATGAAGCAAAAATCATTTCCATAGACAAAGAGATGGTGGGCTTGAAAGCCGATCAAACCACCATCAACGGGCGCACGCAAGCAATCGAGCAGCGGGTAGGGCGCATCGAAACACGTGCCGACAGTATAGAGCTTGAGGTAAAAAAACAGGTGTTCGGAGGGGCTAACCTACTCAAGGGTGCAAGCCTGCGACAGCTGGGCTTGCTTTTGCTACAACGTGAGCAATATGTTAAGATAGTGACCTATCCAAGCGTCGCCCACCTCGAGCACCCTTATATTTCCATTTCTCGCCACGGGGCGACACAGAATGAATGGAATGGGGCTAAATTTCCCGTCATTAAAGCGATTGGCGGAAAAACTTACACCATATCGATGTATACGCGCATTTACGGTAGTGATCAACCCTATATTGAGGTGAAGCGTAGCCGCTCAAAAGATATGAGTGCACCAAAGAATAGCTACCCCGACATACCCTCCACTTATGGCGTATGGAAACAATACACCTACACCTTCGAGCTGGAAGATGGTTACAATTATTTGCAAATATTCATAGGCTGCGTCCGTAATGGCGAAGCCTACTTATCGGAAATTCAATTGGAGGAAGGCAGTAAGGCTACCATGTGGAAAGATCCGGATATTGTAGAAAGCATGGAAGCTGCCGGCATCTACCTTAACGGTAACGACATGTCGATAAACGCACGCTCCAAGCATTTCAATTTCATAGACCAACAAGGAAATGTTGTTGCCTCGGTAGATGACACAGGAGCTATCAACGGTTTAAAATTCAAAACACGCAACCTTGGTGCAGGGTATATCGACCTTACAGGTTCGCTTATGAGTGTGTTTGGAACTGTGGCGAAGAATATTGAATTTGGTATTGATGACAAAGGAAGGGCTATATTGAAATTCTACGATAATGCTGGCAACAACACGCTTAATCTTTCGCCTGACGGTTTGAAGGCGGAAAGTATTTCAGTTGCTTCATTTACAGCATTAGGCGTGTGCTATATTGGAGGTTTTCAAGTAATTGACTATCCAGCCGAGCATTCGATATTCAATCCTTATTTTGTCAATACTACACCATCAGGCACTTCTGTGTTCCTTTATACTGGTGCGAAGATACAAGGCAAGTTTATCGCTGATGGTGGTTGGTCGCAATCGCAGGTGGAAACTAATGATGGGAGATATTTTCAGAGCAATAAGGCTGAGTGGAGTAATTTTGCTGTAAATGGTGTGTATGCAGCTCGTCTGCCACAGGTAATATTGCAAGAACCAGGAAATATAAGACCTGATGGTGGTACAACATCTTTACCCAAGATGTGGCAAATAATAACAATATACGTCTTCCGTAATGGAAAAATCTCATCATTCCAATTACGACGAGAAATAACACTATAATAAAAAAAGTATGAAAGTAAAGTTAAACAACAAAATCGAAATCGTAAGCTGCGAGGTAGCCCTTGACGGCTATTTGCACACTGTCAGCTACCAAGCTGACACCACCGACGAGAAGACAGCAAAGGTGCTGCAGTTCAGTGATAACGTGGCACGCATTATTCAGGGCAATGCACCTGACTACGTGCTCGCCCCACAGCAGAAGGCAACATACCAGCACAACGGTGAGCACTTCACCGGTGGGCAATGGGAAGAACTTCCCGATGATGGCGGTATGGCAGCCTATAGCGGTGTTCGGAAAATTTATAACATGATAGAACGTGGAGAAATAGAAAGGTAATATTATGGGAAATTTGAATTTAAGAGTAGAACGAAAATGGAAGAAAAAAGACTACACTATTGGAAATCTTTATATCGATGGTGTTTTCTTCTCAAATGTTCTCGAAGACACTGTAAGGGGGTTGCATCAAGATATGACGCCTGAAGAAATACAGAAAATAAAGGTATATGGCGAAACAGCAATACCTTCAGGAAAATATGAAGTGCGCATAACAATGTCTTCTCGTTTCCGTTGTCCATTGCCACTACTTGTCAATGTGCCCGGTTACGAAGGGATAAGGATACATGCAGGTAACACAGCTCGTGATACACATGGTTGCCTATTGCCAGGAAAGAACAGCAGTGTAGGGCAGGTGTCAAATTCACGTGCTACAATGAATGTTTTACAAAAGCGCATAGAAGATACTATCGCCCAAGGTGGCAAGGTTTTTATCCAAATAGACGATTGACACATTATTATATATTATAAAATGTAGGAAAGATGGAATGTAGGATGCCAAAACAAGCAATCCTACATTCTTTTTATAAAAAATATGCCCATCATTTTCGTGAACTCACGAAAATGGTAGTATTGACACTCAAAGAACACCACGGTATTTTAGCAACAAAGCATTTGCATTCTTAATATCTTTAGGTGTATATCTATCTGTGATGAGAATTGAAGAGTGGCGCGCTTGGTCTCTTACGGTAAGAACATCGGTATTAACCTTCAGCATATTGGTAATACCGGTATCTTTAAGAGAATAGAATTTATAACGGTCAGAGAACTTGAGCTGCTTGCGCACATGGAGATGCCAATAGTCCCGGAAAGTCTTCTCACTCCGCCTGTTGGCACCAGGAATAAAACCATCGCTAAAGAGATAATAATGACTTGGAAAAGCAAAGATATTCAAATCTATCATCAGGCGTACAACATGGTCGGGAAGCGTGAGCGTTGCATCATTATGGTTCTTGGTGTGAGAACCGTGAAGCGTCAAGGTTTTATTCTTAATAGAGAAATCACCAACCTTTAAGAAGCTCATTTCTTTTGGTCGTACAAATAGATAATGTAATATATAACAAGCCAACAGGAAATGCTTGTTATGTTCATTCAACCAATCCTTAATCTCCATCATAACATTGTCAGGTATCACTTCTCTATTCTTCAACTGACTATTTCGCTGGACAGAAGACATTCCATCAGTAGGATTGTTGGGAACATATCCTCTTTCCACGAGATACTTACAAAAAACCTTCAGCCAAGTAAGATAGTTATTCCGCGTCCGAATAGTATTATTCCTGTCAATAAATATATAGTCAAGGAATTGACCAACAGCATTCTTATTAAACTGATAAGAATAGTATAAGTTCACATTCTCATCCTCTTTCCATTTTTTCAACACCCGAAGTCTGCTAAGATACGACGAGACACTATCCTCTCGCATACCCCTTTCCTTATAAAGTTTCATTAAGTAGTCCTGATACTTATTGCAGACATCATCAAACTTCGTGTATTCCAAAGGCTGCATGACTTCTATCCACGGGTTCCAGCCCTGCATCAACTTTTCAATAAGCCTCTTTTTTAACGCTTCACCATATACACGCTGCTCACGTTTACCTTTGATTCTCCCCAGCATAAATTTCTTTATGTGGAATTTCCCAAGTGTTGGGTCAAAAGCTGATACAGCAACATAGCATTCAGATGCTTGATGAAAAGTAGGCGTTTTCCAAGCAACTATTTCCTGAATAGTTGCTTTCTGTTTTTGAGAAAAAAAATTTTTTTTAGACAT